ATGGGTACGTTTCGCAAGCGCGGAGACACATGGCGCGCAGAGGTGAGCAAGGGCGGCGCCCGCGAGAGCAAAACTTTTGCCACCAAGCGCGAGGCGCAGGAATGGGCGGCCAGCCGGGAAACAGAGCTCGCGACCACGGCCGTGGGCGGCATCGTCGTCAAGACGCTGGCCCAGGTGCTGGAGCGGTTTCGCGATGAGGTGTCGCCCAAGAACAAGGGCCACCGGTGGGAACGGGTCCGGATCGATCGTTTCCTGAAGGAAGAGCCGACCCTGTGCGCCAAGCCCATCCACACCGTCACGACGGTCGACCTGGCGGCCTGGCGGGACAAGCGGCTGACGCAGGTGCAGCCAACCTCGTGCCGGCGCGACATCGCTTTGCTGCGCGCCGCATGGGGTTACGCCAGGAAGGAATGGCACAACGTCAAGGATGACGCCTGGCTTGCGCTGACCATGCCGTCCAAGGGCCGCCATCGCGAGCGGATCTACACCCAGGACGAGATCGACCGCATCGTGCTGGCGCTGGGGTGGGAAGAGGGCAAGCCCGTCGAGGACAAGCGCCACCAGACTGCCGTGGCGTTCCTGCTGTCCCTTGAGACGGCCATGCGCTCGGGCGAGCTGCTGTCTCTGGAGCGCACGCAGGTCGATCTGAAAAAGCAGGTGGCTCAGCTGGACCAGACCAAGAACGGCGACCGGCGCGCCGTGCCGCTGTCTAAGCGGGCGGTGTCTCTGTTCAAGGCCCTCAAAGATGTCGACAAGGTGCGCATGTTCACGCTGACTGGCGCGCTGCGCGACGTGTACTTCCGGCATGCCAAGACGTTGGCCGAGGTGGAGGGCGCTACGTTCCATGATGCGAGGGCCACGGCGTTGACGCGGCTGGCCAAGAAATTGAGCATCTTGGAGCTTGCACGTATGGTCGGTCATCGGGACCCACGCAGTTTGATGATTTATTACCGGGAGAGCGCGAGTGAAATCGCTGCGAAGCTTGATTAACAGTTTTGTAGTTGGGATGCTATTCGGCGCCGCCCTAGCCTTCGGCGGATTTTGGCTGGGCGCGAATTTTTTAAGTCCGACGTTTTTGCAAGCCGATTTGCATGAGGTCGCGACGGCTGTTGGTACTACCGGCGCGCTGGCGGCAATGGCATACACCTTGCGGAGAGATAGACGATGGCGAATTCGCGATGCCCGCGCGAAATCGCGAATTGCGTGGTCGGCTATATCGTCTGACGTGGCACGCTTTCATATCTCCGTGGAACAAGTTCAAAAAATACTCAAGAATTCTGCCGACCGAACTGCGAGCGTAGACGACGCGAGTCTTCTCAGGCAAATCGAAACAGTGCGGAAATCGACGGCATCAATCCGCAATGGCTCTGCTCATGTATCGCTTTTGGCTGTGGGAGTTTCTTTTCGTTTGAATTGGGCGCTCGATCTCGCGACAGAGTGGGTAGTTGAACTTGAGAAATTGATGGAAGTCAGCCAAGAGTCGATATCTTGGGAGGTACACCACACGCTTGCGACAGTACGGACCAACTTGCTAAACAGCCAACTTGATTTTTGCGTCAGGCGCGGATCCACTTCGGACATTGAGTTTGCCACCTGACAGCGTCGCCCATGGGGCGCCTGCCTTTTGGATTCTATCGATCGTCCGCGTGATCGGCCGTTTTCAGAGCGCACTCCGTTCAATTGATAGGTCGCAGGACAGGGCAGCCGCTATGAACTGAGGCATACCAAATCGAGCAGTCTAGAACTGGTCGGCATAGTCCGACACCGAAACCCCTTCTCCTCATGATCGGCCTGCGCCGGGACGCTTTGGACAGGGTTGAGAAATTGAATTTGGAGGTCAGAAATGTGGGGATCAATTGTCGGAAGCTTCCTGGGCGCCGCCATTGTTACGGGATTAGGCCTCGCGTGGCGTAGTTATTTCAGTGAAAAGGGCAAAAATTTAGCGACAAAGCAAGACATCGGCGTGATCACCGCCAAGATCGAAGAAGTCAAGACGGAACATGCAAGATCGCTGGAGGCCGCGAAAGTGACTTGGGCGGCGCGATCGTCTTTGTACACATACCGCTATCAACGGGAGTATGAAATTCTGCGAAAGCTCGGAAAACTTCTGGTGGAGGTTAAAAACGGAGCGGAATTTTTTGCGAAGTATCCGCCGTTGCCTAAGCCCAGCGATCGGGCCAAAGATCGCCGGAAAGAACGAGCCCGGGAGCTTCAATCTGCAATCAATCGCCTAAAAGTGCTTCGGGACGAAGTTCGCCCTTTTTGCCCCGAGGAAATACATGCTGCAGTTGGCAAACTTTTGGAGGCGGGCTTCAACGAAGTGAACTACGTCTTGGTGGAGGACATTGGGTTGGATCGGCAGGATTTCGGTCACGAAGCAATTGAAAATGCCCAAGCAATTGAAGAATCTGCGAGCCATGCAATCGAAGTAATTCGGGACCGAGTTAACGAGTGGGAGCGTTTTTCAATCCCCGATTAAGCAAAACGGATAGACGCCTGCGAAGCGGCTTTTCGTTCCATATCTATTGTGGGTCACGTCCAATCACAGCACTTGTAGACGTCAGCCACCCTATATGCTTGCCACCGAGCATAACTTCTCGAGTGGTAGGCCATCATTGTCGCGGAACAGCCCAGTTCGAAGTTCTCACCTCCTGCGCCGGAGGAAAATCGGGCACCGGAATCTGCCCAATGGTCGTTGAAGATTAACTATCAAAATACAGCAGTATTGGCTGTGAGAGAGCGAGGCTAGGTCTATGAATGTTAAGCACGCACCATTGACGTGGTCGCGGAGGTTACGCAACACATGTCGCATCTTTGCCTCAGACGAGTCGGCGCAACGGCGGCGTGTTTCCGAACTTTGGGGCGATGTGGCAGACCTTGAAAGACAGGGTCGTGACGTCGATGATCCAGATTGGCAGGGCGCGGTTTCAATGGCGATCGAAGCGCAGGATTGGCTTGAGGTCCTGGAGACGGAACGGCTCCACGAACGCGCACGGAAACTCGATGTCGATTTGCCCCCCCTTGCTCTGGGAGAGCTCTACGGCCAGTACTTTCATGTTGATCCGGAGGATGTCCCTAATCCCCCCCTGTATCTGAAAGCGGAGGGCAAGAGACTGGTTCGAAGGGCAATTCGAGAAGGTGAGAAGCTGCGGCGGGATAGGTATACCTTTCGCGCCGCACTTTGTTTTGGGCTGCTAGGTAGCTTAGGGTCCGTACTAGCGGCCGTGGCTGCGCTTAATTCGACGAACGCATCGAAGATCGAAGTGGTGATTAAGGAACTTCAACCGTCACCGTCGGTGTCTCCTGCCGTCGGGAGGCAGCCTGCTGCTTTCGATCCAGTCGAGCACTTCTTCCTCTTTCCACCGGCGGGCACCGCCAAAAAGGAATGGGCGGGGGAAATCCGATCGCTTCGTTAAACGATCCCGAACGTGCGCTGGATTCAGCCGCAGGCGCTCAGCAATATCATTGTGCGAGACGAAGCGGTCCCCCTTCGGCTCTAAGGACAGCGCTTTGCGTTGGGTTTCAAATGCCATTAGTGCTCCTCACTATTCGTGTACATAAGACGCGGAATCTCACGACCCGCACGCGCGAATTGCCGTCCCGCTCGTCTGCGCCGGCCTCTTAGTCCCACTCCGCGTGGGCTGCCGCGCCAAACTGCCGAGGTGGGGGCCGCGCGCGGCGAACGCATCGGTCCAGGCCTGGTCGGGTTCGGCCAGCACAAGGCGCCATGTCGTCGTCGTCATACGCGCGGGCCCTCCATCAATGACTTGATGCGTGTTTGCATGAGCAAGTCCCCCTGATCTTCGGGGGTGCCCTTCGCCATGACACGGCGCAGAATGGGCAAGGCGTGGCGGAGCGCTTCGACAGTTCGTTCCTGCACGGGAACGATGTAGTGAAGGGCCACGTGAAGGTCGCGCAGAGGCTGCAAGGGCAATTTCTTTCCGTGCCGCGTCTCCCACATTTCGAAATGCCATATCAGGCCCTCGACCGCGGGCGCGGCGTCGTACCGGTAGCCGTCGCACGCGAGGAAATCGGGGTAGCCACGCGCGTTGACGGACAGCGTGCCCGTGCGGTCCAGCTCGTCGAACAGCTGCTCGAGCGGGCGCATGACGATCTCCGCGCCGACCAACATGGGCGCGGCCTTGGGCCGCTCCTCGCGGCGCGTACGGATACGGCGACGGCTTTCTATGCGCTGTACCAGCCGGCGATCCTTTCGGTTCATGTAGGGGTGCATGGTCAGGCCTCCGCGCGTTGCATGTCCTGGATTGCGAAATAGACGTCCATGCAGCCCTTGACGTCTGCCATCGCGCTGTGGGCGTTCACCAGGGGTTTGCCCGTGAAGAACTGCACGGCCTCGCCCAGATTGGCCGTCTTGTAGTGGTTGCGGCCAGCCGCGATCATCTTTGCGGTCGGCGGGCATTTGACAAGGGGCGTCGCCTTGCGCGCCGTGCACTCGGCCGCGCCAGTCTTCCAGGCGACCAGCTCGGGTTCGAGCTCGCCGGCGCGGTGCTGGGCGATGCGGATGATGCGCGCATCGAACTGCTCGTTGTGCGCGATCCGGGTGCGGCGGCCCCAAAGCTCGAGGAACAACGAGAGGGCCAGAGACTCCGGAACCCCGACTGCCGCCGCGTGCGCCGTGGTGATGCCATGCACGGCCGCTACCTCATCGGGGATGGTCCACCCGTCCGGGCGGACGACGACGTCCAGGCTGGCAACCGTCTCGCGCGTGTCCAGGTCGACCAGTGCAGCGGCGAGCTGCACGAGGTGGGGCTGGCCGGGGTGCTCGGACGGCTGGTTGAACAGGGGCAGGCCGGTCGTTTCAGTGTCGTAGAAGAATCCGAGGTTTTGCATGTCGTAGTCCTTGTGTCAGGCGGCCGCGCGCAGCTTGGGCTGCTCGGTCGCACCGTTTTCAATCCAGAAGGTGGTGAAGGTGTCCGAAGGGGCGGCAGGGGCTGCCTTGAGCGTGCCCAGCACCAGGACGGTGTCCAGGTGGCCGTCGGCACCCAACGCGTCGACCAGGGCCAGCGCGTCGGCGCGGCCCGGCAGGTCCAGGCAGTCGAAGCGGTCCAGGATCAGGCAGCGCAGGCCGGAGACCACGGCCAGAGCGGCACCGACGAGAGCGTCAACGCGCCAGCGTTCGGACTCGGACAGCAGGCGGTACTGCCGACCCTCCCAGGTGATGCCCATGTCGGCGCCGACGGCGGGCACGCGCCAGCCAGCGATATCGGCCAGCTCGGCCAGCTTGTCGTTGAAGGGTTGCAACGCCTCGGCCAGAATCTCGCCGGGGATGCCATCAGGCGAAAGCGCGTCGCCGATGGCCAGCCAAGCCAGCACCTCGCCGTGGTAGCGCGTAGCGTTTTCGGTGCGCTCCGCAGCGCTGGCGGCGGCCTGTTTGGCGTTCAACAGCGCCTGCACGCGATCGTTAATCGCCTTGCGTTCGGCATGCACCGCGGTCACCTTGGCCCGTGCGGCCTCCACGTCGGCGGGCTGGATCGCCTCCGGCGCGGCCGCATCCTTCAGCTGTGCTTCGGCGGCCTCTGCCGCGGCGATGTCGCGCCGGTCGTTCTCGACGCTGCGCGCCATCAGGTCGCGGGCCTCAATTGCTTTCGGCAACGCGGCGGACGCTTCAGCGTCGCCTGTGGCGTCCAGACTTCCGTATTGCTCCTCGTATGCCTTGAACGCCTTGAGCATCCGCCCGTCCAAGTCGGCGGGCAGCTTGAAACTGATTTCTTCGATGTTGTAGACGTCGTCCAGGCAGCGGGCCAGGGTGTGCACCAAGCCCTCGCGCGGCCCTGTGCCAGCACGGGCCTCCAGCGCTTTGACCTGCGCCGCCTGTTTCGCGTGCTCGCCCTCGTCGAAGGCGAGCTTCTTGCGCAGCTCCGGTAACTTGGCCGCCTGCGTTTGTCGGGCGGCAATCTGATCGCGCGCCGCGGCGTAGGCGTGGGCCTTCTGTTCCAGGGCTCCCAGGGCCTTGGTGTGCTGTTCCAGCTTCGCGTCCACGCCGGCCAGCGTCGCGCGCTCGCCTACCAGCGCGGCCTGGTCGAACGGCGGAATCTCGGCGGCCCATCCTTCTGCCTTCTGGCTTCCCCACTGTTCGCCGGTCGCGGCCTTCCAGGCGCCCTTGGCCTGCGTCGCTTCCTGCTTAGCGTGCTCGGCGCCGGCGGCAAAGCCGCTGCGCAGGATGGGCTTGATCTGCGTCACCAGGTTTGCGGCGCACCCGCGCTCCACCAGGCGGCGCTCGATGTCATCCGGCTTGATCTTCGTGCCCATGAGCGTGAACAGCAGCGTACGGCGGTCGTCCGGCTTGGCGGCGGCGAAGCGCTCGGGCGCCAGGACGAAGGGAAGGGCCGGGGATTGCGGCACCAATGCCTCGCCCGACTGCGTGCCTTTGGGCAAACCGATGCCGATGGCGCCTTCGTCCAGGTCCAGGGTGACGGCGCCAAGCTTCGCGCCATCGGTGACGAGCGCGGGAAACTCCTTCTTCAGGCCGACGCGCTCCGGGCTGCCGAGCATTGCCAGGCGCACGGCTTCGGCTATGCTGGATTTGCCGGCGCCGTTGGGGCCGGCGATCAAGGCAACGGGTGTGCGCAGCTCAAGATCAACGGCGCGAGCGCCTTGGAAGTTTTCAATGGTGATACGGTTGATTCGCATGATTGCTCCTCAGATTGGGAAAACCACTTCGCGAGAGCCATCTGGGCGCATCGCCGTAACCACGCCGAATTGCTCCAGGGCTTCCAGGAGCGACGCGGCGCGGTTGTATCCGATGCGCAGATGGCGTTGAACAAGGGAAATTGAGGCGCGGCCGTGTTGGACGATGACGTGGCGCGCTTGAGCCAGAAGCGGGTCGACATTGGGCTGGTCGTCGCCGCTAACGAGCGCCGGCCCGGTTGCCGTCCGGAACATATCGCCCTGGCGGTCGTCAACACATTCGCCACCCAACACGTCCACCAGGTCGGCGATCAGCGGGCGTAGAGTGCTGGCCATCAAGTAAATATCCGCCTCAAACGTGTCCGCGTCGTTCTTGGCAACGCGCTCCACATCCTTGTGCAGGGCCTCGCAGGGCAGGACGCGTTTCAGCACCAGCTCGTCGTCCAGCAGAAACGACACCTTGTCGTTCCAGGTAAGGCCCAGGCGCGTGCATTGCATGCCGTTCTGCAGGTGACGGCGAATCTCGTCGGCCTCCAGCGGACGGTTTACGTACTGCACCGCGCCCGCGCCCTGACCGGTGGCGCGCAGGTCCGCCGTCGTGTCGATGGTGAAGCCTTCCGGCGCCTCGTCTTCGGCGAGCCAGCCCGTCATCGCACCAGCCGCAGCGGTCTTGACGCTCAGGCGCTCCAGTACGAAGTTGTCGATGCTCTTGCACAGCAGACCGATGGCGCTATCCCGCGGACCACTCGCAGCGCTGTCGATGCCAAGGCGGCCAGCGTGCGTGTCGATCCATATCAGGACGTCATCCTGCTGCCGGAATGCCGCGGGCAGCATCTGCGTAATGACCTGCTCGCGGATCTCCTTGCGCTGCTTCTTTCCTGGTTTGAAGCCCTGGGACTTTTCCACCTTTTCAGCGAGTTCCTGCAGCTGCAGTTCGATCGCCTTGGCGGGCATCACGCGCGATTCCGTGCGCATGCGCAGCAACAGGTGGCCCTGCACGGCATGCACCACGCCGAAGCCCTCATGGACGGGGGCCCAGCCGGTAGACTCGGCCTGCAGATCCGTCGTGGGTACGAACAGAAAGCGCTCGAGCATGCTTGTCAGCTGCTCAAGGGTCACCACCCACCCAGCGGGCAGGGAGTAGACCGAGAGGTTGCGGAAAAACGCCATGTCGGTCCCCGGCCGTTACTCGGGTGCGGCCATGCGACGGCGCGACGTTGTAGCCGGCGCGCGCTGCTGCTCTGCGGTCATGGAGACTCGACGCGATTGATACAGCTTGTGAAGCCGCGCGCGCTCGGCCAGGTCGTTCACCCCCTCGATCGAATCGCTGGCCAGGTCCAGGACGTCCAGGGATTTTGCGTTGGCGATCTGGTGTTCCACCGCTGCCGGATCCAGGCCCGGATCCGCGTCACCAGCGTCGGCAAGTTCGGGCTGTTGGTCACCAGTCGCCTCCTCCTGCGCGACAGTGGCGGCTATTGCCGCGTCCTGCGCCGGCTTACCGGCTGCGGCTTGCGCTTTCGCTGCGGAGGTGTCAGGTTGGTCGGCGGGCTCGCGCGCTTCGATGTCGACAGCGCCTGCCTGTGCGGTCGCGGGCTGGCGCTGGGTTGGCTGGGCGGTTGCGCGCAGCTCGTCCACATTGACACTGATGGTGCCGTCAGGCCCCGTGGTCGCTTCAATAATGTCCTGGGCCTCCTCGACGGATTGGAGGCCCATCAGCAGCTCGGGCGCGTACAGCTTGCCGAAGAAGCTCGCGGTGCGGTAGCGCAGCATGACTTCTTCCATGGTCTGCCACTTGCTGCCCGACTTCGTGTACCAGCCTTCCTTGACGGCCATTTCGATGGTGACCTTGGGAGACTCCAGGCGCTCTCCCGTCTCCTTCTCGATGGCCCACGCCACGCACACCTTGTCCCGGATCTTCACCGTGCGGCTGCTGGTTTCGCGTTGGCCGTTGTTCCAACTGGTAGTCGTGTAGGCGACCTCCTTGTCGCCTAGGTCCTGGATGTCGAAGCGCAAGGGCGAGAACCGGCCGCAGCCGTTGATCGCGGCGATGATCCACTGCGACGACCACGACGGCCGCCCCTCCACGATGTAGAGGTTCTGCATGACCATCAGCGGGTCGGCGCCCATGCGCTGCGCCATGTTGAGCGCGACGACGGAATTCGCCAGCGCGTTGGGGTTCTCGCGCGATTCTTTGACGTTGCCATAGCGGTCCAGCTTCTCGATCGTCTGGCGGTAGGCGACGGGGACCAGCGTGCTGCTCGACAGCAGGCGCGCCGCGCGCTGCATGAGTTCGAAGCCTTGCAGGCTGCCGAAGCCGGGCGCCACCATCGGCATTTGCGATTCCGGCGCCGCGCGCAGGCTCTGGACGGTTGTGTTCTGGTTCATGGTCAGCTTCCTTTCTTCTGTTGGGCTCGATAGGCGTGGTACTCGGTGGCCGTGGCCATTGCGACGGTCTGGCGTTCGTCGGGCTTGGCCTCCTTGTCGTACTGCTTGACCTGGCTGACCAGAAATTCAGCGGGGTCCCAGGCCAGGTGCTGGGTAACGACCGATTTGCCGGCCTTGTCGGTGCGCCGGACGAAAACGTCGCGGCTGACTGGGTGGAGGGACATGCGGGGCTCCTCTGGTTATCGGAAAAGGCAGGAGGACCAGCGCGCGCAGTACTTCTGGCTGCAAAGGACGCTGGAGGGGTTCGGAGGGAAAAGGCCGGTGCGGAACATTGCGGCCGCGTGCTCGAGTAGGCCGGGCCGGTCAGGCTCGCCGACCATGACGCGGCGGGCGTCGAAAACGGGGCTCACGGCCGTGGCCGCGCTGCCGCTGGTGGATAGGGCGATGATTTGGGAGCCGACCGTGCGCACCTTCTTGGTGTGCTCGTACATGAGCTGATAGGTGCCGGTCTGCGCGGCTCGGCCTTGCGTGACGGCCTTGCCGTCCTGTACGACGCGCGCGCCTGTCTTCACGTCGGGTACGACAATGCCGCCCTCGGTTTCCGCCACGCGCGCCCGGTCCATCGTGCCGGTGAGTCGTACGGTCATGCCGTTGCCGCAGTCGATGTCCAACGGGTCCAGCTTCGTCTCGACGTCGATGTAGGTGAACTTCGGGGCTACGTCCGCGCAGTACTTGACCAGGATGGTCAGGGCGATCTGCTCGGCTTTCGCCAGCGGCAGGCTGTCTTGCGCGTGATCGACCTCATAGGCGGGGTTACGCAGTTCGTCGACAAGAACGTCGGCGGCTTCGTCGGGCGTGCACGGCTTGCCCTCCAGGCGGGCCAGGTCATAGGCGGCGGTGCCGGCGTGGACGGCGGTGCCCAGCAACGCGCGCATACCCGCGGGCTTCTTCATGCCCAGGATGTGCGTGCCTTCCCAGGCGTGCGCGCAGTCGAACAGGCGGCCCCAGCTTGAGGCGCGCACGGTGAAGATGTTGGGTTGCATGGTGGTCCCCATCAGCGAGCGGCGTGGTGGACTGCGCCCGCCTGCTGTTCCGGCTGGGCGTCCAGGGTCGGACCCACTACGCCGGTGGCGGCCAGCATCAGCGCGCCGACAGCGAACGCTGCGTAACCGGCCAGATCCAGATCGCGGCCTGCGCGGCGCGCGCGGCGCCAGAGAATGACAATGCGCCGGCCGTTCATGCGTGCCTCGCATAGTCAGAGTCGGGCACGATCACAACGTCGCCGCGGATCTGATGGGGAATGCCGCGGGCGTCCTGGTAGAGGCGCGTCGCGGCCGGGTTGACGGGCAAGTTCTTTTGGATTCCGTCGTCGTCGACCAGCATGACGTGCACGCGGTCGGCGAGGCTAACCGTGTCCAGGGCGTCGGCGCCGATCATCTGGCAGACGTCCTGGATAGCGTGGGGCCCGTGCAGGATCGTTTCGGCGCCGTCGGCGCGGATCAGTTTGCGGATGGGCTTCATTCGCGGCCCCCTTGTTCAGCGTCGAGCGCGGCCTGTGCCATCTGAGCCAGCTCGAGATCGCGATCAAGGATGCCGGTAGAGCCACCGGCAATCTGCGCCAGCGTGGAGCGCAAGCGGGCGTTGGCCAGGCGCAATTCAAGGTTTTTCGACTGCAGCGCGGAGTTCTTCGATTGCATGGTGGCCTCGGTCACCATCTTGGGCTGGTCGTGCTCAGCCGCGACGTAGGGCCGACCCGCGATCGCAGCCTCGGCGCGGCTGGCGATCCAGCGCAGGCGCCGCGTTTGCGACGAACTAGCGCGTGCCGTGCGCATGATGTGATCCAGCGCGTCGCGCTGGAGGTCGTGGGTGTTCATAGCGAGCGGTTCTCCAGGATGGCCGCGCCGGGGCCGATCTGCCGGCTCGGCAGGCACTCGAAGGCGACGCGGGTGGTGGGCGGAAAGATATCCAGGACGTCGAGGCATTCGGCCTGCGTGGCGAAGCGCTCGATCACCACGACGGGCGGGCGGTCGTAATCGGCGGGCAGGAAGGCCAGCAAGACCCAGAGGGTGGCGGCGGTCATGCGCGTCCCCACGGATCAGTGCGGCGGCGATGCGCCGCGAACAAGTCGATGACGCGGGCCATGACGAAGGCGAGCGGGACGAAGAAGAGGGCGGCGTTGATCACCGCTTTCCACCCTTGTTCAGGATCTGGCGCGCACGCAGGACCAGCTCGTCCTTGAATTGCTGAACGCCATCGGCGCCATCGCGCTGGTCGAAGTGCCATTTGCTGATGACCGACAGCGCGACGCCGGCCGCGGCCTTCGGGCTCAGGTCGCACTGCAGGGTTTCGAGCCACCAGTCCAGCTCTTCGCCGAATGCGGTGGCGGTCCGGCATGCGAATAGGTCGCAGAGAACGCTGAGGATGTCGGGGTCGCACAGCTCTGCCGGGTGCAGATGGACTGCTTGGAGGCTGTCGGCATCCTCGCTGGAGCGGACAACTTGATCGTGAACTTCGCTGTGCATGCCATCTCCTGGTGTCTAACGACAATTTCCGGAATTAAAGCATGCTTAAATTTAACAATCAAGCATACTTTAATTTATGGCAAAAAAAATGCCGCCTGGTGAGGCGGCCGTCTTGGCTACGGCTGTAGGTCTTCCGGCAACGTTCGCCAATTTGGGCTCGTTACGCAGCCATCTCGAACGGCCGATACCACTTCGGCGCGGTTTAGTACTACGTTCTTCGGTATGGCCCAGCGGTACCGGATATAGCGCTCTGTCCAATCTTTGGTGGCCGTGGAAAGGTTAGATTCGGCACGCAGAGTGGTGATTGCTGTCTCTTGCGCCATTCCGGTCATGTACAGCGTTTCCAATTCATCTGCCAGCTGCGCGACTAAGTCACAGAATTGGACTCCCGGTCGGGGTACGACTTGGTCAGGCATTGCCATGCCTATGGGGCTAATGAAACAGCTCCCGAGAGCCAGCGCCGCGGACGAAGCAATCTTGGCGAGACGATTTGTCATGTCTAGGAAATTTCTGTTTCCTGGCTGCGAAAAAAAAGCCAGTACTCGCGTGGAACGTCGGTCACAACGCCGTCGGGGGAACGTTTTAAATCCGCTAGCCGTAGACATCGGGGCAATGAGCCACCGCCCCTACGCGACTTGCTTCGAAGAGTGGCTTTTCGACGCCTGAGAGCGACTTTCAGCGGCCTCAAGGGCCGAATCTAACTTCCCTTCCACGAATGCAAGCTCGTCCTGCGTGAGATTGAGGACACGCCGAATGTCTATTCGTTTGAAAGGCCAATTCTCAGCTTGCGCTGGTTGAACGTCGGCAGGCGATGGGTCGCCCTCTCCCGTGGCGAGCCAGTAGGGATTTACCTGCAGAAACTGTGCAGCGCGCATGCTGTTTTCAGCAGTGAGAGCTTTCGTCTTTCCCGCAATGACTTGAGCGATGGCTTGGACACTAATTTGAATGGCGTCAGCAAGTTGCTGCCGCTCCCGCCCGGACAGGCGAAGGGCGTGTTCCAGGCGCGCACCGTAGGTCTTTTCCATGGGCGTAAGAATACTTACATGGCTGTAAAGCATGGTTGCTTGATAAATTAAAGAATGCTTTAATTCTGGGATGAAAAAAGCCTATGCCACCTTCATCCTTGGTGATTCTCCTACTGCCGCCGCGAAGGCTATGGGCATTTCGTCACAAGCCTATTCGCAATGGCCCGATGATCTGCCATCGCGCCTGGAAGATCGGGTCATTGCCGCATATTTCCGGCAACGATATCCGGATGTGATTCGCCTTTTGCGGGATAGCACTCCCAATGCTCTGACGGCGACCACCACGGGGCACAAGCCGAGTGAGGTGGAGCATGTCTAGCTCGAGGGGAGGGCGGGGCATGTGTAAACGAGTAAACCTAGCCACGCAGGGCCTAAGCGATCCACCCGTTCCTCCTTCGCACCAGCGGCGGATCGTCCGCAAATCGGTATCGAGTCTTGCACGTCGTGCACTCGGAAAGACGCTTTGCACTTCCATAAAACTGGAGTATCGATTTCACCGAATCGTTGTCCATGCACCTGGGACAAAGGTGGTGCATGGGCTCGCCGTTTTGGCTCGCTTCTTTCAGGCGAAGGGTGAACGTTCCGGGATATTCCTCAACCAGTTCGTAACGCTCACGTTCTGCAATTCGCTTTTCAAGCTTTCTAACCAAGTCTTCAAGCTCGTGCATGCGAGCCAGATGCGCACGCTCGCGCTCGGTGGCTTGAACGCCATCCTTCTGCATAGCGATCACCTCAGCCCCAAGCTGCATCAGCTGAATGTTCAGTTCATTGGTGGCCGAAACGATCTTCGCCTCATCGAGCGTTTGTGTCGCTGCCCGGATCAGGCCCACAGCCTGACCAGCGGCGTTCAGCGCGGTCATGATGTCCATCAGGGTTCCCCCAACGTAGAAAAGGGCGGTGTAGGAGCCTCCGATTCTACGTTGCGAGGGAACTCCGAACGGGGAGGGGAGCATGGCTGATTTGCCGCCGCACTCACCATTGGAATACGCACGTCCGGATGGACCGGTCCAGCTTGGGCCAAACGACTCCACGCTGGCGCTCGATCGCATGGTTGCGGAAGTGGTCTTCGGAATCCCTGCCGAATCGCTCAATACCTGGCCTTTCCAGTTGCCGCGCTTCTCCACTGACCGGCATGCCGCCAGCCTGGTCCTGACGCGCGTGCACACGTTGCCGGGCGGCCCGACGCGACTGCAACAAGCGCTCGCCGACGAACTTGACCAATGGTTGCCGCCTGGCGACCGGTCCCACTTCGCAGTTCTGACTGTGCTGACTGCGGCAGCAATGTGCCGAGCAGCTCTCAAGGCCGCCCGGGAGTGCGCGGCACCTAGATCGGAGTCGATCGGTCGGTTCACCGGAGGCCTTGCCGTGGATCGCCGCCAGTTGCCAGTTATTCCATGCCCCCAATCTGACTCGGAGAACTTCGTGATCAACCAGAAATTGACGCAGTACCCAGCTTGGCGTCTTTGGCCCGTCCACGTTGTCGCCAAGCTGTTTGGCGTGCTGGTGAAGGTCGACGCTATGCCGTTTGGATCGCGCCGCATGTTCCGCAAAAACCAAGCTGCCAGCAGCGGGCCCGGGGAAACGCCTAGCGCGTCTTCTGAGTCCAGTTCGCTTTGACAGTGTCGCCCGACTTTCCTTCGAGCTTGGTCCACGCCGCAAAGCTGGCCTCGACAACGATTAGGTAGTCGTTCGGATCGATGAACTGTTTCAGGTAGTCCCTGGCGTTGTCTGCGGGGTATTTCGAGCTGACAAACCAGAGAGATTTTTGAATCTTTGCGGCGACTCCGAGGTTCTCGATTGCAGCAAAAAGAGTCTTGTACCCCGAAGAATCGAGTTCTTTGTTCAGGTCGTAAGCAACGAACAAGTTGTACGTCATGAGATTCCCTCCTGCGATGAAGGTTGGTTGTGGTTGGTCGCCACGCCCGGATGTTCCGGGCACCGCCGATCGTAGCCGCAGGTAGGGAATCTCGCCAATTTTGCATGCCAGCAGTGTGCCGGTCGGACCGCTGTTGGCCCAGCCGAGAAACTTCCGATAGGAATCCCATGAGCAACCCCGTCCTGCACTCCCTCGAATCCCGCCCGTCCGAAACGTCCACCGCTGGCAAGTGCACCGAGCGCCTGGACATTCCATGCACCAGTGATCTTTACGACGCGATCGCCGCGCTAGCCACGATGAGCGGCAAGAGCAAGGCCGAATACGCGCGCGCCGTCCTGGAGCAGCACGCGTTCGGCGCGCTGGGCTACGTGCGCGCACGCGCCAATCCGGTGGCGTGACGCTATGACCCTCTCTGAAATCAACCATTTCCACCTGTTCTCCGGAGCAGGCGTCGGCGCGGCCGGCATGCAAGACGCGCGGCCGGAGATACCGGGCCTCACCGGGCGTATGGTGTGCCTGGGCGGGATCGACGTGGACCCGGCCGGCGCCGCCGACTTTCTGCGCTTCACGGGCGTGCGTTGCACGGTGCGCGACCTCTTCAGCCGCCAGCAGTACACCGCATTCCATGGGCAGCAGCCCCCGGACGGTTGGGCCGAGACCATGCCGGAGGATATCCGGGCAGCTGCAGGCGGCCGCCGTCCGCACATCCTTTTCCTGTCGGCGCCTTGCAAGGGCTTCTCCGGCCTGTTGTCGCATTCCCGCAGCCTGACCGCCAAGTACCAGGCGCTCAACGAACTGACGCTGCGCGGCATCTGGCTGGCGCTGGAGGCATGGAAGGACGACCCCGTCGAGGTGATCCTGTTCGAGAATGTGCCGCGCATCGCCTCGCGCGGGCGTCATTTCCTGGATCAGATCGTCCAACTGCTGCGCCATTACGGCTACGTGGTTCGCGAGACGACCCATGACTGCGGCGAGCTGGGCGGCCTGGCGCAGAGCCGCAAACGCTTCCTGATGGTCGCGCGCCACGCCGACAAGGTGCCGGCATTCATCTACGAGCCGCCGAAGCGCCCGCTGCGCGCGGTAGGCGAGATCCTGGGCCGCATGCGCCTGCCGGGCGACCTCGCGGCCGGGCCCATGCACCGTATCCCGAATCTGAGCTGGAAAACGTGGGTGCGCCTGGCGTTCGTCGAGGCGGGGAGCGACTGGCGAAGCTTGAACCGCCTGACAGTCCAGGACGGCTACCTGCAGGATTACCTGCTGGTGCCGGAAATGCATGCCGGTGTGATGGGCGTGCGCAACTGGTCGGATCCGTGCGGCACGGTCACGGGCAATGCCCGGCCGGTCACCGGCGCCTTCTCTGTGGCGGATCCTCGCTTTGATCCTTCGGCCGCGTGGAAAGACGGCCAAGCCTATGGCGTTCGACGCTGGGACGCGTCGACTGGGGCGATCGCGGGCCAGCAAGGTCCCGGGCAGGGCGCCTATACCGTCGCGGACCCGCGCCACCACGGGCCCGCCAAGCACAGCAACGAATTCCGCATCGTGCGCTATGACGCCGCAGCGCGCGCCGTCACGGGTGCACATGGCACCGGTCAGTGCGTCGCGGACCCTCGCGGCGGACCTGACGCGAGCAAGCTGCACGGCAAGTATCACACTGCGCGCTGGAGCGAGCACTCGCACGCGGTCATCGCCGGCAATGCGAACGGCGCCTATTCCGTGGCCGATCCGCGCTCGGGGCTGGCGCGCGAGCGCGGCGATCACTATCTGACCGCTGGACATTACGGCGTGGCCGCCTGGAACAAGCACATCGGCGCCGTGTCGGCATCAGCTTGTCACGACAACGGATCATGGTCCGTGGCTGATCCGCGCTCCTTGCCTGCTGCGAATGACAAGCTGGTGTGCCGGATCTTGGCCGAGGACGGCACCTGGCATCGACCGTTCACTACGCTCGAGCTCGCCGCCCTGCAGAGCTTGTACGACCCTGACGATTACGCCGAAGCCGAGGCGGAGGGCGCTCACTTCCTCATGGATGGCAATTCGGACAGTGCCCACCGCGAGCGCATCGGCAACGCCGTGCCGAAGAAGGCCGCCCGCGCCATGGCCGAGGAAATCGGCCGCGCCATCCTGCTGTCGCGCACTGGAGAAGCCTTCCAGCTGTCGTCCACCCCGATCTGGGTGCGACCGATAGCAACTGCGCTGGCGGTGCGCGGAGGGGAGGGAGCATGAATCACTTACTGATAAACCATCCAACCACGGTTACAACGACTGCGCCCACCGAAATCCACAGTGCAATTTTCGCGACTCGTAGAGTGTCCTTTGCCGTCTTGGCTTGTTGCATGGAGGCCTCGGTCGCGTCTTCCGCCAGTTCAAACAGGCGCTGTTCGCGGGCGCTGGCCTCTCGCGCGTCGAGTCTGCGCAGGAACGCACGCGCATTCCCTAGGCGGCGACCGGCGAACACACCGTGCTCAGTATGGTGCCGAAAGTCCTCAAGGCTGTGGTCGGAAATCCATTGGTTGATTTCTTCGTCGGTATCGAAGTTCATAAAACCGGAGTCTGGAAGCCGCGGATGGTGGAGTTTTAGCACGGCTCAGGGGCCTGAATTTGTACTGGAGGCGGCATGAGCGCACCGCTCATCAGTAGTCAGCGCCACCTGGACAGCGGCAAGGTGCGCCACAAGGCGATGACCTTCAAGCGGTTCGTTGTCCGCACCGTCGAAGTCGAGCTGCGCGGGAGGCGGTACCTGATCCTGCTTGACGGTCACCACAACCTCGCGGCCGCCAAGATGGCCCAGGTCGGTCCCACTTGGCGCGGTCCGTCGCACAAGACGTGCCGAATCATGCGGCAGATGGGCGACGAGGCCTTCGCGCGCATGCTCATCAACAACCTGACCGACTCCGACTGGTATTTCGTGGAATCGGGCGAGGTCGTGCTGGATCTCCTCGACGTCGAAAGGGGAGCGGCATGACCTGGTCCGAGACTTCCATCGCCCGCGCTTTGGCGCAGCAGACGTTCAACCGGAAGTACCTGGTCGTCGTGCCAAACTGCAACTGGACCGGTTACGAATGCGACCTGCTGGTCGTTACGGAAAACCTGCGCATCATCGACGTCGAGATCAAGATCAGCCGGGCTGACCTGAAGGCCGACGCCAAGAAGGACAAGTGGTGGCACCGCCAGTATGTCGGCAGCCCTCGCACAGTTGAGAAGTTGGACCAGGGTGGCCGGCTCCAGAGCCGCCGCCGCGTGTACGCGCAGCAGTTCGAACTGAGAGAGTGGCCCCGCCAAGTCTGGAAGCACTATTACGCGCTGCCTGCTGAGATTTGGACGGACGCATTGCTGGATTCCCTTGGATCTCCTGCCTCTGGCGTGCTGTTGCTGACGAATGAAGGCGGTCAGGTAAAGGCCCGCGTTCGACGTGCGGCCACCCCCAACCGAGATGCGAAAGTCATCAGTCCGGGCGCTGCTGTGGACATCGCGCGCCTGGCAAGCCTGCGCATGTGGGATGCCTTTGCGCGCCTCGAAGAAGAGGAGGCGGGATGAGTTTCTTTCGGTATGGCCGCTTCGGATCCGCGTTGGTAGAGGCGTGCTCAATGGCCGTCGGCTATTCGTTTGATATGTCTCTCCGCGGCTGGAACCGCTGCCTCAATAATTCCGAGATGTTCGAGGATTTCGTCCAGACACTCTCGAAGAGCTGGGCTGGTGGCTGCCATCCTTGCGATGTCTTCGTTAGACATAAAGTCTTCGCTATATCTATCCGCGAGGCCTTTATTGCGCAGCAGGAGCGCCTTTATTTTGACCACTGCGAGCCCAACTTCTGCGTCAAATGCTGCCATCTTCACGTGAGAAAGCGTAGCCATCTGGCTTTGAAGGTATTCCATGTGGCCAGAGAAATCCGATATCGCTTTGGCCGACTCAGCCATTTGTTTGTCCGACAGCAACCCAAATTGAGTATTCAAGCTATAGATGAGTTCGTCTGGACGATCGGCGTCCATTTGCGCAGCCTCCAGTTGCTGTTCGAACCGCGAAAATCGGCCGTCCAAATCGGCCGCGAGCTCTGCGTAGCTTGTGCGCTCAACTTTGAACAATTCAGTTCGCGCCGTGACCTGCCGAATCACATGGTCGGCGGCGACGATCTCAAACGCTCCCTCGGTCATCGACTCGATTTTGGTACGGCGATGGGACCAGAACGCAATGGCGATTGCAGTCAGGGCGGCGGCGAAGCTCGCAAGCGCCCCGACCCATTCCCCTTTGGTGCCGAACTCAGCTGCGGGGGGCCAATTCTTCCAATAGGCCACCGCAATGCTCGCCACTGCGCAAGCAATAGCCATTCCAACGACAAGAACTTCAGGACGGCCAAGTTTAGCCATGCTAGCTCCGTCAGGGTCGACGATGAATCGTACTCGGTCATGAGGGGCGTGTCAGCATGAACTGGCCTCTCGAAACCCGAACGGCGGAGGACGCAGAATGACAAATATCCTACAGGTTCCCACGCCTCTCACTCCCAAAGAGTGCGACCTCCGTGATTTCGCGTTTATGCCTCTAGACGTCCTACGGCTACGGGATAGCGACTTGGCAGTAAAGGCGGACGGTGAGGCCTTCCGGTGCGCCGTGCTCCTATGGTGCGCCTCGTGGCACCAGGTGCCGGCGGCAAGTCTGCCCGATGACGATGAAGTTCTGGCGCAGCTGGCTGGCTTTGGGCGCGTGACGAAGGAGTGGTTGCGTCATCGTGAAGGCGCGCTGCGCGGCTGGGTGAAATGCGCGGATGGTCGCCTGTATCACCCCGTCGTCGCTGAGAAGGCAGTCGAGGCCTGGCGCGCCAAGATGGTCCAGCGCTGGAAGACCGAATGCGCTCGGATCAAAAAGCACAACCAGCGGCATGAAACCAGCCATCCTGTCCCGGACCTAGATGAATGGCTGTCTCTCGGTTGTCCCCAGGGACAACCCCTGTCTGTCCGAGGGACAAGCGCCGATGTCCCCACGGAAAAGCCCAACGGTCCATCAGGACAACCCCCGGCTGTCCCTCGGGAAACGCACTCCAAGGGACAGGGAGAGGGACAGGGACAGTATTTAAAAGAAAAAGAAGCAGCGGCGGCGTCTCTCGCGCAGGCGCCTGCACGCGAGGCGGACCGCACGCTGCCGCCGCTTGGCGAGGGCAAGACAGCGCAGGAACTGACGATGGCTGTGGCGATCTGGTTGCGGCGCAAAGAGCAGGCCCGAGGGAAGCAGCCACGCGGCACGAACGGCAGCGACCCGCGCATTGCGGCCTGGCTCGAGGCCGGCGCCACCGGCCTGCAGCTGGCCGAGGCCTACGACCTGGCCGTGCTGGACCGCGAGGCCACAGGCGACGCCGGACCCATCACGCCCGGCTTCCTGGACGTCTTCGTCGGCAAGGTGCTGAACCCGCCCAAGGGCGAGAGCGTCGTGAACGGCAAGCCACGGCAGGCCGCGGCGTCGGATCCGCTGGCCTGGGCCACGACCGCGTCTGGGATCACAGCCAAGGGCGAGGAGCTGGGCATCGCGCAGGATCCGGGCGAAATCTTCCCCGCGTTCAAAGCGCGAGTGCATGCAGCTGCAGGCCTGACCGACGCCGACCGCGCCCGACTGCTGGCCGATTACGGGGTGCGCGCATGACGGCCGCCGTTCAATGCGTTGCCTGCGAGCGCTTCACGCTGCGCCACCACGCCGGCATGGCCGCGCAAGGCCTGGGCCGGTGCCTCGACATGACCGACCGACCGGGCACGTTCGTCAGCCCGGAATTTCCCCGGCAATGCCGGACCCATCAACCTGCGCCGGCGGAGAAGACGGCGGCGCGCATCGAATGGCTGCGCGAGCTGCGCAGCGAGGGAGCCACATGCTGAAATTCGACATTCCCGGCGTGCCTGTGGGCAAAGGCCGTCCGCGCGCTGCGGCCCGGGGCAAACACATCCAGCTGTACACGCCCGAGAAAACTGCCAGCTACGAGGGCGTCATAGCGCTGACAGCGCGCCAGGCCATGGCAGGCAGATTGCTGCTCGAGGGGCCGGTGCTGACGGTCATGGAGATCAGGCTGCCTATCCCGCAATCCTGGCCGAAACGCAAGCAGTTGGCAGCGCTGGCTGGCACGGAATATCCGACCAAGAAGCCCGATGCGGACAATGTCATCAAGGCGATCTTCGACGCGCTGAACGGCGTCGTTTGGCATGACGACACGCAAGTCGTGGATATGGTCGTGCGCAAGCGATACGCGGCCATTCCCGGCGTTGCGATGGAAATCTCCCGCGTGTGCGCTGATGCCGGCCAGAGCTCGCTGGGGCTGGAGGCGCGCGCATGAGCACTGCAGCACGCAACGCCGAAATTACGCGCCGACGGCTGGCTGGAGAGCGGCCTTCGGACCTGGGCCTGGAGTTTGGCATTACCCCGGAGCGAGTCTGGCAGATCGTGCAGGCCGAGCAGCGCCGACAGCGCGGTGAGTCGTCGAAGAAGCGCAGCCGGAGCGCGCCGACGGCAGCGCCTGGGGTCATCCGCCCGCGGTTGCGCTTGTGGGCTGATCGCCCGGCGGGATCGGAATGGTGGGAGTGCGTCAGCGCCATGCGCATAGGCGTAGGCGCGACGAAGCCGGAGGCGTATGCCCGGTGGCTGAGCACGGGGTCCACCGCCGCAGCCGAGACGCCGTCCGCCGGCGCCGGCATCAACACCAGCAACACCAGCACCAGCACCAGCAGCGCCAGTAGCAGCTGCGCCAGCAGCACGCCCGCGCCGGCGCCCGACGTCCCGGCGCTCACGCCCGTGCACGCCAGCCAGGTGCAGGTGCTGCCCGGTGCGGTCGTCCGCAAGCCGCTTTCCTTCGCGTCGCGCCTTGGCCTCAACTTCGAGCGAGTCGGCGAAGCCCAGCCGCCGGTGCAGAGCCTGGCAGGCGCGCGAAGCCCTCGCAATGGCGGGTTTCATGACCAGGAATGACCAGCTGGCCCGGCAGGCCGGCGCACGAATTTTTCTCGATTGCCAGGAGCGCACAGTGTCCGAACCGCTTTTCAAGGGTGCCCACCAGGCGCTCACGTACGCCTTCAACTACTCCAGCGGCACGTTGGACAGGCCGGCCATGGTGAAGATGGCCGATCGCTCGCCGCGCACCGGCCGCGGCCTGGCCGGCGTCGATGGCGCGGCACAGGCGGGCTTTATCCTGCGCGAGCTGCAGGTGCTGTCGCCGCTGCATCAGCGAATCCTCGAGGCGGCATTCTTGCCTCAAACCACGCCGTGCCCTTGCTGCCGCAGCGCAGTCTGGAATGCTGAGTGGTTGCAAGCCGTCCGCGTTGTGTCTGACGCCGCCATGGGTGCCGGGGTGCTGGCGGGACACGTCGTGCACCGCGTAGTCCGTGACGGCCTTGTGATGCGGTATTTCGCCACCAAGGCGAACCGGTCGCGAATCGTGCTCGCGGATTTAGCGAGCAAGGCCGGCATCAGCGAGCGCACCGTCACCGACCAGAACGGAAAAATTACGCTTTGGCTGCGTGGCGCGCGCCTGGTGCGGAAAGGGCGGGGCGAGTTCGACGAGGGGAAGAGGGGCGAGGAGGCCAAGGCCATGGAGCAGGTCGAAGCCGTGCTGCGCGAAGCCGAAATCGTGGGCGAGTTGGCGGTCGCGGCTTGACAATTGCGGATTGCATCCGCAAAATCCGCTTCATTCTGTCACTGGTCATCAGTGCGCTTAAGACCCCGCCGGCATGCCGAGCGGGGTTTTTTCATGAGGAAAGTAGCTCCCGGGCAAATGGCCAACTGTAGTAGATGCTCACGGCAAGTTTGCAGAGGCAGACGATTGCGGCAGCACAGGCTACACCCCATGGAACACTGAGTTCCAAAAGCTCCCAGGAAAGCTTGTATGCGTGCCGGAATGCTTGCCATTGAGTGTTTGCATAGAAGCGCCAGTGGAAGCGAAACTTTGCAGTTTGATCGGGGCTGGGGTAATTGCTTGTATCGACCAGATCGGGATGATCACTCGAAAGAGATTTATACATCTCAGGCACGTCCCAGTAGAACTCGAACTGGCTCCGCCGACGACGCAGAGGCGGGTGGCTGGAGACCACAGGATAAGCCGCTTCGCCGGGGCGCTTGGGCCAATCGATCGTGACAAAACGGGGCGGCTTGCGGAAGAACTCTGCGCTGGTTTGATAGTTCAAGGCGCCGCTCATTGCATTTTCCAAGTGTGCTCTTCTACGCGATGCCCAAGGCTTCCATGCCTTTTCGATCTCCGGAGCATAGTAGTAACGAGTTGCAAAGTAGGCCAAAACTATTGTCACGCAGAGCCATGCCCGCCATGGCGCGACAGTGGCGAGATTCACGGCGCCGACCAGTTTTCCGTCAAGCGGTATGCCCAGCGCCCACACGGCGAGGATGCCCGTCGACACCATCATTAGGTTTCGCCGGGCCTTTTCAGCAACGTCGTCCAACTCCATCTCCTTCCCCTGAGTGTTGATCTGCGGCCACGCGCAATGCACGCGATTGTATTTCAACCTGTTACGCGCCAATCTCCATGTCCCCGTCCAATCCCACTGTGTCGAAGCCGGCGCGGAAGAAACCTGCGCGCTCGAAACGCGCGCTGTCGACCGCCGCACGTCGCGTGGTGTCTGCGGATAGCCCGTTGTCGCCGCAGCAGCGGCGCTTCCTGGAGGAGTTCGCCGCTGGCGGCTTCACGAACCAGACAAAGGCGTATGAGGCCGTTTACGCGGCGCGCGGCGCGGCAGCCGTCAGCGGCGCTTCCCGCCTGCTAGCCCAGGCTAATGTCGCCGCTGCGGTGCAGGCCATGCGCGACAAGCTTTCGGCGCAGCTGGAGGTCACCGCCAAGCGCGTGCTCGAGGAATGGGTGGCGATGGGCTTCTACGATCCCGCCGACCTGGTGGTCACCGATCCCGTCTCCGGCGAGGTGCGCGACATCACCAGCCCGCGTGACTTGAAGCTGCTGCCGGAGCAGGTGCGGCGCTGTGTAGTTGGCTGGTCCTGGGACCGCAACGGCAACTTCACGCTCAAGCTGGCACCCAAGACGCCCAACCTGGAGCTGATCGGGCGTCACCTGGGCATGTTCGTCGAGCGCAAGGAACTGCGGGTGGGCGACTTGGACAAGAAGTCTGACGCCGAGCTGGATGCCGCGATCGCGCAAGCTGCCCAGGAAATCGCCCAGGCCGAAGGCGTTCCGGTGGAAAAGGTTCTCGCCCAGCTGCGCGCGGCCGGCTCGGGACCCACGATGCACTGATGTCCAATCCGCGCGTGATGTTGGCCCGGGCACTGCAGGAGCGTGCCTGGCGCGCCAAGCGCAACCGGCTCAAGTACTACCGGCCTTACGCGAAACAGAGGGAGTTCCACGCCCAGGGCGCCGCATACCGCGAGCGCCTTTTTTCTGCCGGCAACCAGCTGGGCAAGACGTACTCGGGCGCGTACGAGACGGCCATGCACCTGACCGGGCGCTACCCGGACTGGTGGGAAGGCAAGGTTTTCCAGAAGCCCACGGCGGGCTGGGCGGCGTCGGTGTCTGCGGCGCTGACTCGAGACGGTATGCAGCGCCTGTTGCTGGGCCGTCCTGGTGTCGAGAGCGATCGCGGCACCGGCGCCATACCGGCCGATGCCATCAAGGAAGTGGCGCCGCTTGCGGGTGTGCCGGGCGCGGTGTCCATGATCGTGGTGCGCCACGGTGGCGGCGGCGACGTGCAGGCCGGTGAGAGCGTGCTGGGCTTTCGGAACTACGAGCAGGGCCGGGCGAAGTTCCAGGCGGAAACGCTCGATTTCGTATGGCTGGACGAGGAACCGCCGCACGACATCTACATGGAGGCCATCACCCGTACCAACACGACGTTGGGCCCGGTGTACATGACTTTCACGCCCCTGATGGGCATGTCGGCGACCGTCAAGCGGTTCCTGATCGACAAGCACACCGGCACGGTCGTGGTGTTCATGGGCATCTACGATGCCGAGCACTACACCCGCGAGCAGGCCGACGCGATTCTGGCCAGCTATCCGGACCACGAGCGCGAGGCGCGCGCCTACGGCAAGCCGGTCCTGGGCTCTGGCGCGGTGTTCCCGGTGCCGGAATCCAGCATCGTGGTGCCGCCGTTCAACATCCCGGATAGCTGGCCGCGCATCTGCGGCCTGGATCTTGGCTGGGACCACCCGACGGCCGGCGCCTGGCTGGCGCACAACCTGGACGCCGATATCGTCTACGTCTACGACGTCTACGCTGAGAGAAAGCAGCCGGTGTCCGTGCACGCCAGCGCCATCAAGGCGCGCGGCAAGTGGATCCCGGTTGCATGGCCGCATGATGCCCTGCAGGCGCAGAAGGACACTGGCATTCCGATGCGGGATGCCTACCTGGCACAGGAAGTAGCGATGCTGCCCGAGCGCGCACAGTTTGAGGACGGGTCGAACGGCGTGGAAGCAGGCATCCAGATCATGCTGGACCGAATGATGACCGGCCGGTTCAAGGTGTTTTCGCACCTGGAGCTGTGGCTTTCCGAGTACCGCACCTATCACCGCAAGGACGGCGCCATCGTCAAGATTGACGACGACGTCATATCCGCATCGCGCTACGCCGTGATGTCCCTCCGCTTCGCAGTCAACAACGTGCCCTCAAACTTCAAACGACACCGGGAATCCTGGCGCGCATGAACACTTCCGTTACCGGCTTTCGCCTCCTCGATGGCAGCGACGGCGCGACTGCGCACGCCCGCGATCAGGCGCCGGCCGAGCCCGGCGCGCTGTCCGTGTCCCAGCTCGAACGCTGGCTGGACGAGATCCGCGATCAGCCCAGCTGGCGCCGCGAGGCGGACAAGGCCTGCGACTACTACGACGGCAACCAGCTGGACGCGGAGACGCTGGCGCGCCTGGACGAGAAGGGCTTGGGGCCGTTGGTCACCAATCTCATCCAGCCGACGGTGAATGCCGTGCTCGGCATGGAAGCCAAGACCAGGACCGACTGGCGCGTGGGCGCCGACGATGACCGGTACCAGGACGTCGCCGAGGCGCTTTCGGCCAAGATGCACGAGACGGAACGCGAAGCCCAGGCGGATACGGCCACGTCCGACGCATACGCCAGCCAGATCAAGGCTGGGTTCGGCGTCGTCGAGGTCTCCCGCAATAGCAACCCGTTCAACTACCCGTACCGCGTGACGAGCGTGCCGCGGTCGGAGATTTACTGGGACTGGCGCAGCCGAGCTCTGGATTGGAGCGACGCGCGGTACGTGGTGCGCAAGAAGCGGTACGACGCCGACCACATCGCCGCGTTCTTTCCTGAGCACCGGGAAATGATCCTGGCCGCCTCCAACTGGCGGGACTGGACGGATCACCTGACGAACGAAGCCCGCATGTCCGCGGACTTCTTCAATTCCCTCGGGCAGGGCACGCGCACGACCTGGGATGACCTGGACTGGCGCGACGTTGAGCGCCGCGTGGTGACGTGCTTTGAGGTCTGGTACCGGGTCTGGGTGCGCGGCCTGGTGCTGGCGCTGCCCGGCGGCCGGACGCTGGAGTTCAACGAGCAGAACCAGGTTCATCGCGCGCTGGTCGCGTCCGGCGCTGTGCAGCCCAAGCTGGCGGTCTACGACAAGATTCGCTGCGCCTTCCACATCGGCCCGATCCGCGTGCTGGACAGGGGCTCCAACCGTCGCAGGTTCCCGTACGTCCCGTTCTTCGGATACCGCGAGGACCTGACGGGCGTGCCCTACGGGATCATCCGCGCCATGCTGTCGCCCCAGGACGAGGTCAACGCCCGCGCCGCTCGCATGATGTGGCTGCTCAACAGCCGCCGTACGTTCATCGACTCGGACGCTCTGGACGAGAAGTACAACACGATGAGCGACGCCAATCGCGAGCTAGGCCGGGCGGACGCCTTTATCGTCACGAATCCCAGGGCGGCCAAGGGCAACATCAAGGTCGAAAGCAACTTCGAGCTGTCGCAGCAGCAGTTCCAGATCATGCAGGAGCGCAAGCAGGCGATCCAGGAAGCCGCGGGCGTGTACGCGGCCATGATGGGCCAGCAGTCGAACGCCAGTTCCGGCCTGGCCATCCAGTCGCTGGTAGAGCAGGGCGTCACCACGCTGGCCAAGATCAACGACAACTACCGGGTGGCTCGGCGCGGCGTGGGTAACGCGTTGCTGGACCTCATCAAAGAGGACATGACCAGCCAGGCCGAAATCCTGGTGGACAACGGGACGGTCAAACGTAAGGTGGTGGTGAACATTCCTCGCAAGGATCCCGTCACCGGGGAGCCCTACAAGGAGAACGACGTGCAGACGGCGCCGGTCAAGGTGGCGCTGTCCGACGTGCCGAGCACGCCCACGTACCGCGCTCAGCAGTTCGCCGCGTTCTCGGAGATCCTGAAATCCATGCCGCCGAACATGCAGGCGCTGCTGATTCCTTTCGCACTTGAAATGTCCGACTTCGGCAAGCGTAAGGAAATGGCGGCATTCCTTCGCGCGCAGCTGGGCATCCAGGCCGACCCGAACTCGCCAGAGGCGCAGGCGGCCAAGAAGCAGGCAGATGAAGCCGCGAACGCTCAGGCCCAGGCCGCGATGCAGGACGCGCAATCCAAGATCGCCGAGCGGCAGGCCCGCGCCGAAAAGCTGCTGGCCGAGGCCGAGCGCATTCGCCGGGAAGCGGGCGCCGCCGGCGACGCCGACACGGTGGGCCAGGTGGACGGCGCGCTGGCGCGCTATGAAAGCGAAATGCAGGCGCTGCGACAGCAGCTGGCCGATCGCACGTCCGAATGGCAGACCCGCCTGCAGCAGACCGCCATGCACGAAGAAGCCGAAACGGAGCGCGCCCGCATCCGCGCCGAGGCCCAGACGGGCGGCGCACAGATGCAGGAGCGGTTCCAGCAGCTGACGGATGAGGTGGACCAGGTGCTCGAGCGCTTGGGCACGCGCCAGCCCCGAGCCGCTTAGCGCGCCGACACGAATTTCCCCGCCCAGGGACACGGGCACTCCACAGGCCCCCGCCGAGAAATCGTTGGGGGCTTTTTCGTTTCAACCCACGGACCTATCCGAGAACTAGGAGCAGGAAGACATGAGCACGGAAAACACGACGGACAACCCCATCGACAACCTCGATGCGGTCTTGCGCGACCCCCTCAGCATGACGGACGACGACCTGGCGGCACTGGTCGGTGGGCAAGACGCCACCGCCGGCGGCCAGGAATCGGGTGCCGATGACGCCGCGGCCAACGCCGGCGGCGCCAAACCCCAGGGCGATACCAGCGGTGCTGCGCCCGGCACCGGTGAGGGGGTGAAGCAACAGGAAGCCACCGCTGCTACAGAGCAGGGCGACGCCGTTGTGCAGGCGAAGGACGGCAAGCACGTCATTCCGTACCAGGTGCTGCAGCAGGAGCGCGAGCGCGCTATCCGCGCTGAGCAGATGGTGCGAGATCTGACCGCGAAGCTGGAACTGGACCAGGCCGCCGCCCAACAGGGCAAGGCGACCAAGTCGCTTGATCTGAACGAGATCGTCGACGAGCAGCTGCTGGAACAGTTGCGCGAAGAAGCTCCCGACGTCGCTAGCCGGATGGACAACCTGATCGCCCTGGCCAAGCGCCTGAGCGATCAGGTGGACGCCGGCCGGCCCGCCGCCGAGGAAGCCGAAACCACGCGGCGCGAACAGCAGGTGCAAGCGCTGGTGTCCGTCGAGGACACCATCCAGTCCATTCCCAAGCTTGCCCATCTCCGTGCCACCGCCCCGGCCGAGTTCAACGAAGTCGCCGCCATCGACACCATGCTGCGCGCCAAGCCGGCATGGAAGGACAAGCCGCTCTCCGAGCGGTTCGATGCGGCGCTCCGTATGTACGAAGCCGAGAACGGCGCGATCGAGCTGCCCGGCCAGGCCAAGGCGGCCCCGGCGCAGCAGCCAGCCGATCAAGCCGCACGCGTTGCGAGCGCCGTCGCGAAAGCGACCGCCGAAGCATCGGGGCCTTCCACGCTTTCCGATATCCCTGGTGGCCAGCCGGCCGCCGCGTCCGCGACCGACGCCATGACGGCCCTGTCGGGCAGCGCCCTGACGGACCATTTCATGAATCTGTCGCCGGACGAAATCGAAGCGCAGCTGGCGCGCCTCTCTTCGTAAATCCCACGAACTGGAGGCAATATGTCCCAAACTACTGTTCCCGTTGGCTCGCCGCTCGCGCGCAAAGTTTTCGGCGCGGCGCTGTTCGCCAATACCCAACGTCAGCCTTCGTTGATGAACAACCTGACGGGCGCGGCGCCGAAGCAGTCGGCGGCCGAGGCGAAGCTGAAAGGCCAGACCAGCCCGGATATGCCCTTGGTCCGCGTGACCGACCTGACGAAGTCGCAGGGCGACCAGGTGAGCGTCGACCTCATCAACCAGACCGGCGGCAAGCCGATCATGGGGGACAAGCAGGCCGAGGGCAAAGGCGAGCGCCTGGATATGTCCAGCATGGACATCCGCATCGACCTGGCCACGAAGGTGGTCGACGCCGGCGGCAAGATGACCCAACAGCGCACGGTGCACAACCTGCGCGGCCTGGCGATGGCGAACCTGCAGGGCTGGTTCCGCCGCTTCAACGACCAGTCCACGATCGTGCACCTGGCGGGCACGCGCGGTTCGCAAGTGGGCACGGACTGGGTGGTGCCCATGGCGAACGATCCCGATTTCGGCGAAATCATGATCAACCCCGTCAAGGCGCCGACCTACAACCGCCACTGGGTGGCCGACGGCACGTCGCTAGTGCAGGGCGGCCAGGGTCTGGGCTCGATCGACACCACGGACACGTTCAAGCTGGAGCACCTGGACCATCTGGGCGCGATCATTGACGACATGGAGTTCAAGCTCCAGCCGATCAAGATCGCGGGCGACGCAGCTGCCGACGACGAGCCGCTGTACCTGTTGCTGGTCACGAACCGCATGTGGCAGAGCATCCTGACCAACACCGCGGCCAATAGCCTGCAATGGCGCACGTTCCTGCAGAACGCCTGGAACCGCGCGTCGTCGTTCACCGGCCCCAAGAAGCACCCCCTGTTCACGGGCGAGGCCGGCATCTGGCACAACATCCTGGTGCGCAAGATGGACCGTGCCATTCGCTTGAACCCGGGCGATTCGGTTCAGTACTGCACTCAGGCCGGCCAGGCCACGGCCGCCGAGGCCTCCGTCACGATCCCGGCCCTCCAGCCGGGCTACAGCGTCGATCGCGGCATGTTGCTGGGCGCGCAGGCGCTTGCCCACGTCTACGGCAAGAACCAGGGTTCCGACACCTACGCCAACTGGATGGAGAACCGCTACAACTTCGAGCGCAACCTCGAAGTGGCGGGTGAAGTCATGTGCGGCAAGGCCAAGCTACGCTTCTCCGTTCCCGACGCGCGCGGCAACAAGATCCCGACGGACCACGGCGTGATGGTGCTCGACACCGTCGTCAACCTCAACACCTGATCGGTGGCGGGCGGCCGGGAAGGCCGCCTGCTCCGGTGGAACTGGAGAAATTCATGGATCGCTACTCTCCCGACTACAACGCGAAGCCTTTGCATACGCAGGCCTTCGGCAATGCCTGGGTGGAAACCTACGGCTATCGCAACGCCGCAGCTGTGGGCGACAAGGTTTACCTGGGCATCATCCCCGCTGGCGTCGTTGTAACCGCGCTGCGCCTGGTCACGGACGCCGCCGGCGCCGGCGTCAAGGTTGATCTGGGCTTCGAGCCCTACGACGCCTCGGACGGCCCGCTCGCCGATCTGGATGCCTGGCTCGCAGGCGCCGATATCGCCGCGGCGGGCAATGTGGATTCCACGGCCCACCCCATCCTGTTCAAGCGCCCGGTCAAGCTGGTGGCGACGATCAGTGGCGCGGCATTCACCGGCACGCCTCAGCTGACGGCCGTGGTCAGCGGGCAGATGGTGGGCGTCGCGTAAGCCCATCTTCGGGGCTGTCTCGCCGCATCGAGCGGCATTTGGGGCCGGGCGGGCGACCGTCTGGCCCCACCTTTATGGAGTTCCCCATGGAACAGGACAATCCGATCCCGATCAAGTACATCGGGTCGAAGGCTCAGAAAAAGGACACGGTGGCGGGCACCGGTCTGGTGTGGGAGCGCGGGCAGATTCACTTTGTGCCGCCGCTGATCGCCATCAAGCTGACGCCCTACAAGGACGTCTGGCGCGAAGCCTGGGACGAGGCGGAAGACAACCCGGCCAGCGTCGGCCTGGTGCTCACGACCCAGCAACACGCCGGCACCCCGCGGTCGGCCGAGCAAAGCCAGGTGCCGCCTTTCAACATGCCGAACCTGCAGGGCATGAAGAAGGAAGACCTCCAGACGTTCGCCCTGGGGCAGTTCAACCATCAGTTGGATGGCGCCCTGAAGAAGGATGAAATGATCCAGCAGATCGTCAGCCTGGCGAACTCGCGCGCGGCTGGTGAGCCCACCTGATGGCGGCCCTCGCAGATTTCGAACGGTTCGTGCTGCCGCTGGTGGAGGGCGCGCCGGCGCCGGCGATCGAGGACGCCATTCTTGATGCGGCCGTCGAATTCTGCACCCGCACGCGCCTGCTGCGCACGTTCCTGGACCCTCTGACGCTGGTGCCGGGCACGACCGAATACGAGCTGGACCCGCCCGAGGCGGACAGCCAGATCGTCGACGTGACCGCGGCCTGGCTTCCGGAAGGGCCGCTGGATCCGGCCACCCGGCCCGAGCTGGAGGAGCTGTTCCCCGACGGTTGGGCATGGCGCCAGGTGGGCACGACCGCCGAGGTGCGGCGCTTCTACTGCCGGCTGCCGGGATTCGTGCAGCTCGTACCAGCGGTCACGGTCAAGGCGCCTCGAGCGCTGCGCCTGGAGGTGGCCTACGCGCCGACGAGGGCCGCGCGCGAGCTGCACGACGTGCTGCTGAATCGCTACGCCGAGCAGCTGGCCAACGGCGCGCTGGCGCGCCTGCACCAGCACAAGGCCGGCTATGCAGATCCCGGCCGGGCGGCGGCTTACATGACCGCCTTTGACCAAGCATGCAGCGCGCTGGCGGACGAGGGAGCCCGAGGGTTTGCCAAGCGGCGCATGCGCACGGGTGGAGACGAATTCCGATGAAAGTGGCTGATTTGCTGGACCGCGCGCGGACGATCCTGCAGGACGCGGACGCCGTGTATTGGGAGGTCGACGAGCTGCCGAAGTGGCTGAGCGATGCGCGCTTGGAGGCGTACAGGCTGCGCCCCGATATCTTTGAGGCGTCGGAGGACTTCACCTGCACCGAGGGTTCACGGCAGAAGTTGCCGGGCGGCGCTCGGCTGCTGTTCGATGTGCCGCGCAACATTTCCGCCAAGCGGCAGCGCGCGGTGACTGTGGCAGACGCCGGCGCGCTTGGCCGCGTGCGGCCCAGCTGGCGCAGCCTGGCACCGGCCCAGGAGATCCGGCACTTCCTATACGACGAACGCAGCCCCGGCCAGTTTGAGGTCTATCCGCCCGCACGCGCCGGCGTGGTCATCGAACTGTCGTACGCCAAGCTGCCCGACGCGGTTAGCCAAGACATGGGCGATCAGGATCTTGCGCCGGAGGGCGAATACGCGCCGGCCCTCCTGGATTACGTCCTGTATCGGGCCTTCCTGAAGGAGGCCGACACCGTCCCCGCGTTCCACCAGCGCGCGGCGCAGCACTTGGCCGCGTGCCACTCCACCCTAACCGGCGACGTCACCGCCAAGGCGATGACCAGCCCCAACGAGCAGAAATAGCGCATGGCCACGACCAAAATCCGCCTGGTGCAGGGCGACACCGCGCCCGACTTGATTTTGTCGCTCACGGACGAGCGCACCGGTCTTCCTATCAACGTCGCCGACGCCGGCACTACCGTCCGCGTCTTCTTCCGGGAGGTGGGCGGCGACGCGATCAAGGCCACAATGTCGGCCCGTCCCATTGCGGGCTATCAAGACCCGGAGACGAAGGAAATCGACTTCACGCCGCCCTACGATCTGCCTGGCCGGGGCGGGCGCGTGGTCATGCAGTGGGACGAGACAGCGCTGGATACGGCTGGCGAGTTCGAAGCCGAGGTGGAAACGACCTTTCAAGACGGGCGCATCCAGACGGCCTTCGGCATTCTGAAGTTCCAGGTCCGTGAGCAGTTCTAGCACCAAGTCCGGCGGTGTGCGCACCGAGCAGGAGATCGTGCAGCCGACCGCGCGCGCTGAGGCGGCGAGCATCGCGGCGCTTCCGCAATGGGTCATGGTCCAGGTCCAGGCGATTCTGGATTCTCGAGGCTTGAATCCCTTCTATTCAGACGTCGCTTCTGCGCTGGACGCGTTTGCCCTCATTCGGACCAGTCAGGTTTCGGACATGGCCACGGCTTCCGACCTCATCGCTACGCTGACCCAGCTCGCGCTGCGTGATCTCTCTCTGGCTGGTGATGCGCTTACCTGGCGCGCTTCGCAGCCACTTCGTGACGCCAGTGCGAACGCCGATGGCGGCTCGATTTTCAAGCAGAGCTACGCAACCAACTACGTCGAAAACACGTACGTCGGCGAAGAACTCACCTCGTTTTAGGATTCAAGCACTATGAAAGATCAGGCGCCTTTGAAAAGTGCGGCTGGAGCCTCCGGCCGTCTGGAGATCATCGCGTACCGCGGCAAGACTGGGAAGGTCGACCGCTTTGTGGTGGACAACATCTGGGTGGACGGCGGCTTGGGCTATATCGCGGCGCGCTGCGCGGGAGAGGCCGTGAACCCGATTTCGCATATGTCCGCCGGCACCTCGCCCACGCCTGCGGCCGGCACCGATACCGCGCTCGGCGCGGAGTTCGCCGGCGCCAGGCGTCCGGTTACGGTCGCCGGAAATGGCGCGGAGCGAGTGTACTCGTCGGTCTTTCCCTCCGGTGTTGCGACAGGCGATTGGCGCGAGGCAGGACTTTTCAATGCTGCCGCTGCCGGGCTTATGACGAATCGCACGGTGTTCGGACTCAAGACGAAGGATCCGGAAGACGTATTCACGGTCAACTGGACCCTGCGGCACCAGCGAGGCTGACATGGCCATTGACCTCACGCTTCGCAGGGACCTTTCGCGTCTCCTCTTCGACGCAGAAGTTGATGACAACTTCGTCGCTCTTCGCGATGCCATTCAGGGTGTGCTGGACGAGAAGGGGGCAGCCAGTGGCCTTGCGACGCTCGGCGCGGACGGCCGCCTCTCGCCAGGTCAGATTCCTGCGGTTCAGGCGCTGCCCGCCACGGCGCACGATCTGAACACTTATCAATTGCCCGGAATGTATCGCCAAGCGTCCACAGCTGGCGCGCAGGCGGGCACCAATTACCCGCAGGCTGCGGGGGGACTTTTGGAGGTTTGCGGCACGGGCTCGCCGGGCCAGACGGTTCAGCGCTACACAGTGGCCTCCACCGGCAGCGTTTCGCCAACCAGCGGGACGCGCCAGTATTGGCGCTTCGCCGTCAATGCGTCGTGGTCGGCGTGGCAAGAGGTCCACACCGCCGGGAACTCTCTTCCCTACCTGGGCCGGGTAGAGGCCGGCGCGGACTTGAACAACTACGCCAACCGAGGCATGTGGGCGGTCGCCGCCTCGTCTGTGGCCTCAGGCGGGACGAACTTTCCGGTCGCGAACTCTGGTTGGTTGATGGTGTATTGCGAGGCAGCCGCCGGCGCTGCGGCAGGTACGAACGTCAATCAGATTTACATCGGCAGCAACGCAAACCGCCAGTTTTTCCGCTCTCTGGTGGGCGGCGTTTGGTCTGCCTGGGAGGAGGTGGTCCGCTCCTCTCTCGTTGGCGCGGCCAATGGGCTGGCCACGCTGGGCGCAGACGGAAAGGTGACGCCCGCGCAGCTGCCCAATGCCGTGGCCGCCATTCCCATGTCTCAGAAAGGCGTAGGTGGGGGGGTGGCGTCCCTAGACGAAAATTCCCGCATCCTCCAGCAGATAGGCTATGCAGAAATCATTTTTGGCGGCACGGATGCAAACGATGTGATTCTGCCGGGCCTGTACGTCATTCAGTCAGATGCCAACGCCACAACGGCCCTGAACTGGCCGGTACTCCTGGCCGGAACGATGATTGTGGAGGTGACGAATTTAGGGAATGGGCAGGCCACGCAGACGTACACCACGCGGAATGGGCGCACGTTCAAGCGCGTTCGATTCAGCACGGCAGGATGGTCAGCTTGGCAAGAAATGGCGCTGCTGTCAGATGTGTCTGCGCTTCTTGCGCCGATCACCTCGCAGCTGGCGCAGACGTTCGGTGCCGGTCAGTCCTGGCAGAACGTGGGCGCAAGTCGCGCGCCCGATATCAACTACACGAACTCCACGGGCCGCCCAATCCTCATTTCTGTCACAGCTTCCCTCACCGGGCCAAACGGCCGCTGCATTTGCTATGTCGACAACCGGGTCTCTCAAGACTCCTTCAACCCTTCTTCCTCCGCCACTGTCGGCGGGATGGTGGTTGTGCCGGCTGGATCAGTGGGGCGGGTAGTGCCCGTGGCGGCCAGTATTTCGTCGTGGTGGGAGTACCGATAAATGCAGAATTTTAAAGACACCGCGACGGGCGAATACTACGTCTACGAAGACGATGTGGTGGTTACGGTCACGCCCGAGGGGCGTGTCTTCCATAACCAATGGGGCGAGCAAATGAAGGCGCCGCTCACGCTGGAGCCGGTAGAGGCGATCCCGCCGCGCGACCCGTTCGCCTATGTCCCCACGATCGTCTCTCGCTGGCAAGGGCGCGAGGCTATGCGCCTGACGGTCCATTCCGGGAACGAGCAGGATGGCGTGTCGCTGTTTGACGCGGTCGAGGCGTTGGTGCGGATGCCGGAAACTCCGGCCTACTACCGCACGGCCTGGGACGAGATGCAGGAGTTCCACCGTGACAGCCCGACGCTTGAGGCTATCGCGCAGACGCTGAGCCTGACGGAGGACGCATTGGACACCTTGTTTCGCTTCGCCGGCACGTTAAGGGCGTAGACGCACCGCACGCTATCGGGCCGGGGAGGCCCAAACACACAGGAGAAATAATGGCGGAACCAACGAGCACTGTCGGCGCAGCGGTAGCGACGGCGTCAGGCGTCCTATTCGCGGCGCTGCTGCCCGGCATTGACAGTGGGGCGCTCATCGGTGCCTTTGCTGGTGCTGCGGTATTCATGATGCACAGCCGCGAGCTGGGCGTGGTGCGCCGCCTAGTGTACGGAATGGTTTCGTGGCTCCTTGGCTACTTCGGCGCCGGCGAACTCAGCCGCGTCTCGGGGGTGAACGAAACCGTGATTACCGGCTTTGTTGCTGCGGCGGTCGCGGTGACCATTGCCGTCACGGCCATCGAACGCATCAAGACGTTCGACATCTCGGTGCTTTGGAAACGGGGAGGCTGATATGCACAGCTCAGCGATCGCGTTCAGCATGGGGGGCCACCATCTGGTGGCCTTTCTTTTTGTTGTGGTGAATCTTGGGACGGCTGGCAGGCTGATCTGCTACCGGCGAAAAGGCGCGCGGTATCGCCCGGGCATGTCTGCGATCGCCTACTTGCTGGCGGTCTTCACGGGCGGGCAGGGGCTAGACGTGCTCATTCGCCAGGGCCAATATGGCCCGTGGGCCGGCGGCGTCTCGCTCTGGCAACTCGGAATTGCGGTGCTGCTGGCAATCCTGGTGTTCCGCGCCCGCGGCAATGTTGCCGCCATCGGTAAGCCTGCGCGGGCGCAACTGCGATGAGAGAGGCGATCAAGGCGTTCACCGGTATGCTGCCGCGCGTCGAGCCGCACTTGTTGCCGGCCGGCGCCAGCCAGGATGCGCTGAACGCCGACCTGCAGCGTGGTTCGCTTGTCCCATTCAAAGAACCGGTCAAGGTGGCCGACCTAGCCAAGGTCGGCACGAAACTGGCCATCTATCGCTTCGGACGATCCATCGATGATGATGCTCGGCATTGGTTCCATTGGCTCAACGACACGGACGTAGCGCGCGGGGCGATCCCGGACGACGCGCAGGAGCGGACGTATTTCACTGAGGCTGGCCGGCCGCCGCGGGTGACCGATTCCACCATGGCCACCACAGACAATTTGATGCCGAGCGCCTGGTACCGTCTTGGCATCCCGGCGCCGACGTCGCGCGCCACAGTGACCGTTACCCCGAAGCCGAACTTACCGCAGGGGGTAGAACGGCAGTCGTGTTTGCTTGCCTACACGTTTGTGTCCGCCTGGGGCGAGGAAGGTCCGCCGAACGAGGTCAGCGAGCCGTTTGATGCCGCTACCGGCGATTCGCTGAACGTCATCAATATGGAGGGGCCACCGGCGGGTGAATACAACATCACGCTCAAGCGCCTTTACCTGTCCACCACTGACGCGACCGGCACGGCCATCCTGAGATTTTGGAGGGAGATTCCGGTCGGCATGCCCGCGTTCACCGATGCGGTGGATTTCACGATGCTGGGCGAGGCCCTGCCAGAACGTGCGCTGGTCCCGCCACCAGCGGACCTGTTCGGCCTGATGGACCACCCAGCGGGCTTCATGATCGGCTTTGCGGGCAAACGGGTGTACCGCTCGGAAGTGTTCAAGCCCTTCGGCTGGCCTTACTACTCGCCCGTGGCGGATGAGATTGTGGGCGGCGCCATCATGGGCCAGGCGACGGTGGTGTGCACCAAAGGCGACACCTACCTGGCGACTCAGGCGGATCCGATCACGCTGACGCCCGTGCGGCTGGACGGCAACCAGCCATGCGTCGCCAAGCGGACGATCCGGGCGTTCAGGGGCGGCGTCGTCTATGCATCGCCTGACGGCCTGGTCATGGTCGACCAGACGGGCGGCATCGCGCTGGTTACCGAGGAGCTGCTGACGCGCGACCAGTGGCAAGCGTACCGACCGGAATCCATGCACGCCAACGTCCACGATAGCCGGCTGTTCTGCTGGTTCGACAACGGCACCAGCCGGGGCGGGCTGATCTTCGATTTGACGCGCGGGGCCATGTCCATGACCCGGACGGACGTCTATGCGACAGCGTCCTTTTCCGACGGTCGCCGGGACGAGCTGTTCCTGGCCCTGCCGGATGGTGACGTCCACAAGTGGAACGGTGGCGCGCTCCCCCTTGCTATGCGCTGCGTGAGCAAGAAGTACCTGCTCGAGCGCGCGCAGAACATCGGCGCTGCGCAGGTCGTGGCGGCGGCATATCCCGTGACATTCCGGCTTCGCGCCGTGATAGAGGCGATCGGCGGCGCGCGCGAGGTGCTTGTCGAGCATGTCGTGCAAAGCGGCCGGCCATTCCGGCTTCGGGGCAACTACCGCGCGCGCAGCTACGAATTCACGGTCGAAGCGACGGCGGCAATTATGGAGGTGACGGTGGCCTCGACTCTGGGCAACGTCACGGCGGTCTGAGCATGGCAACTTCTCAACGTTCCGGCCTGCGCTATGCCGACCTGCCGGCGATCGAGGCTGCTCAACTGCCAGGAAACCCCGCGGCCACGCGCGCGCTAGAGCAGATGCGCATGACGCTGGCGACGCGCTTTGGCAAGGGCGGGCAGGCCGTCGACCGGGCCGTTACCTGGGGCGATCTGGTGGAGAACGGCATCGTTTCGATGCGCGGCGCCGATGGAAAACCCATCCTGATCCAGAATCCTGGCGGCGCTTTTCAGCCGAGTACTCCTCCGGTAGTCGATGGCATCCCGCCAGCGCCTACGGGCTTTACGGTCACCCCGGCGCTGGGCTCAGTGGTGCTGGAGTGGGACAAGCCAAACTTCGCCTACTTCGGTTACGCAGAGATCTTCCGGGGCACGACCAACAACCAGGCGCAGGCGTTGAGCGTGGGCCAGACTACGGGGTGGGTTTATGCCGATCCGGTAGGCGGGGACGCCACGGTCACCTATTTCTATTGGGTCCGGTTTGTCTCGGTGGGCGGCAAGGTTGGGCCGTTCAATGCCGTGGGCGGGACTGCCGGCGCGGTTTCGCTGGACCCCGCATACCTGATCGACGTGCTCGCGGCCGAGGGCGATCCTAACGCGCTGCTCTACGAAATCAAGGAGCCTACGGTAATCAATGGCGTGCCGGTGCCCCCGGGAATTTACGTCAAGAGTTTGTACGTCGCCAACGGCTCGATCAGCACCCTTCAGCTCGGCAACGCCGCCATCACGGACGCCAAGGTGGCCTCCCTGTCCGCGGCCAAGGTGACATTCGGTGAAATGAGCGGCGATCGTATCGCGGTCAACAGCTTGAATGCCGACCGGCTGACGGTGGCGTCGCTGTCGGCGCGCCTGGCCGTCATCACCGACGCGTATGTCAAAACGGCCAACATCCAGGATGCGGCGATCACGAACGCGAAGATCGCCGATCTGAGTGCCGAAAAGATCACGGCCGGCGTGCTGAACGCGGCCCGAATCGGGGCCAGTTCGATCACTGCGGACAAGCTCAACGTGGCCGCGCTGTCCGCGATCACGGCAAATATTGGTTTGCTGCGCACGGCGGTCAGCGGCCAGCGCACGGAGTTCGATGCCAACGGAGTGCGCGTTTATCACCCGAACGGCGTGCTCGCGGTTCGCCTTGGGATCTGGTGATGCCAGCGGGAATCGAAGCCTTTGACGCTCAGGGCAGCGTCCTGATTTCCTATACCGCTCGCATCAACCCGCAACTTGGATCAATTTGGACGGGCGGCGTTGGCGGTAGCTTGAACGTGCCGGAGCTGGCCACAGGCGCACCCTGGATTGCCACGGCACCGAGCGCGCAGATCGGCGTGCTCAATCAGCTCACGTGCGCAGTGTCGGTGGTCGGAACAACAATTGTGTGGTCCTACCCGGAAGGCCGGCCAGGTACGCCCATTCCGACAAAGATTCTTTATGGGGTGAGGCGATGAGTGCGGGTTTCCAGGTGGGTAGTGGGATTGGAGAGATTCTGATCGACTCCACCAACATCAAAATGTTCCTGAGGCATTTCGGTGTCGCGAGCAGCAACATCGTGGTTCCAGCGCAAGACCCCGTGGTATTCGTGAGGCCGCTCATCGATGGTGCTGGCGGCGGGCTTCTCGCCGCTGCGAACGGCAGTGCAACGGTCGGCATCTGGGGCGGTGCTTGCGAGTACTACGTTTTTGACCGCCCGGTTTCCGCCAGCGCGCTCGACGCTTGGAATGAGCAAGGCGTCCAGATATTCACGGCGGCCCAAAGGCCCCTGAACATCATTGGCAGCGTGACTGTGCCGAACTACTTCGAGGGAAGCACCGGCGGGTGGAGTGCCGGCTGGGAATACGCAGGCCTGCAATCTGGGAAGTACGCCTACAACCAATCCTACATCCGTGACGGCATGCAGTGGCAGGGCGCGCCGGGCGGTGGCTATACGACGAACATCTGGCAGGAATCGTTTCGATCAAGGCCCAACGGCTTCTTTATCAGCTTCTCTCGCTTTTGCCTCACGCTTTTTGGCTGGCGGCCGCTTGCCACCTCCTATGGCTTTCTGAGCAATTGTCCTCCGTGCCCGGTGTCGATCATCGACGTCGCGGGCATCCTCTGACCGACCCTTCCCAAGGAAAAGAATGCAACAGCAGATTGAGAGCCTCATTTTCTCGAATGTGGGCAATCGCCTCACGCAGGAACTGGCTATCGGCCTGGTCATGTCGTTGGTGCAGGTGACGCAGAAGGCGATTAACGACGCCGTCGTCGCTGCCTCACCGCCACCCGGAGAACCGGCGCCGGGAGTTGGCCAGATCACACCGGCCGCTAACGTCGACCCTGCCTACCAGCGCGATCCCGCGCCGGCTCGGCCCGTGCGAAAGACGGCCGCCCGGCCCAGGTTCGGGGCAAGCACCAAGACCAGGAAGGCGCGCCAATGAGCGCGCCTTTTTTTGACCCGGCGCTGGCCCTGCGCTGGATGCGCGGCAACCAAGCCGCCGTCGACTTCCTGCGGCTGGCTTTCCAGGTGGCGCACCTGTGGGACGACCTGATAGACCGCGACCGGGTGCTGGCTGACGACGCGATCCACGAAGGCATGTTCATCGCGCTGGTGCTGTTGCCGCGCAACCCCTTCTACCGGGCCAACTTCGACACGCTCAATTCGATTCTGGCGAACGCCAGCACCAACTGGCGCATTGCGACCGAGCTGGAGCGTGCCGAGGGCACTGCACCCAAGAGGATCGCCTACGTAATGCGCGGCGCGTACGTGGATTTGGTCACGCACAGCGCGCTGCTGCTGGGCGGGCCCACGTGGGCGCGGGACGTGGGTGTGGAGCTGCGGCAATTGACCGAGCCCTGGGGCGAGTACTTGACCAACCTTGAGGCCGAGCGGGCCGCGCGGGGAGACTGACATGGGTTGCATGTCGACGGAAGTGAAGCAGGACCCGGCCGTGGGTCGGGCGCAGGAGGCGAGCGCGCAGATTGGCATGCGCGCGCAGGACCTGGCGGAGCGCAACTTCGAATGGAACAAGGACCTGACGGACCAGTTTGCGCCCATCTACCAGGGCCTGATGAACAACGCGCTGGGCGAGGCCACGAAGAATGCTCAGCGCGGCGACGATCAGTGGCAGCAATACAAGGACATCTTCCAGCCCATCGAGAACAAGATGGCCGAAGAGGCCATGAACTATGACAGCCCGGAGGAGGTGGCGCGCCGAGAAGGTTTGGCCGCGGCCACCGTCGGGCGGCAGTTCGACAACGCTCAGGAGCAGACGTCGCGCGAGATGGCGCGCATGGGCGTGTCGCCCACCAGCAGCTTGGGTAACACGGCGATGACCGACCAGGCAAACGCCCGGGCCTTAGCGACGGCAGGGGCGGTGACGAAGGAACGCAACGACACCAAGCTGCTGGGCATGAGCCTGCGTGAGAACGCCGCGCGCTTTGGCCGAAACCAGACGGGGACTGGGATCGCCGCCTCGCAGGCGGCGCTGCAAGCGGGGAACTCTGCCACGGGCGTCATGGGCGCGCAGTCCGCCCAAGGCAACGCGGCGGGCACTGCGCAGGGGCTGCTGGGAACCGCCAGCGGAGCATACGGCGCCATGGGCAACCTGGGGCTGAGCCAGATGCAGATGCAGCAGCAAGCCAACTCCGCCAGCCAGGCCGGCCTAGGGTCGTTGATCGGCACCGGAATCATGGCGGGAGCCATGATGTATTCGTCGTCGAAGGAGCTTAAAGAGGAAGGCGCGCCTGTCGACGACGAAGAAGCCCTGGCGGGCTTGACCAGCGTGCCCGTCGAAAGCTGGAAGTACCAGGAAGGCGTGGCCGACGGCGGTCGTCATGTCGGTCCCTACGCCGAAGACATGCAAGCTGCGTTCGGCGACGAAGTGGCCCCTGGCGGTGTCGGTCTGGACATGATCAGCGTCAGCGGCAAGCACCACGCCGCGATCCGGGCGCTGGCTAAGAAGGTGGAGCGGCTGGAGCAGCAGCGCGAGAACAAGCGCGTGAACAAGGAGGACGGGGTCGGCCTGGCTGATCTCGTGCCCTCGCTCGCCGGGGATCTCTCCGGCGGTTTGATCGGATTGGAGAGCATCTGACATGGCGAATTACGGAAGTTTTGCCGGCGGCCTAGCCGACGGGCTGCGCAATGGAATGGACATCGCGCGGGCGTTCGATGTGGCCGAGGACAGGAAGATCGCCAGAGCGGATGCCGAGAAACGCAAGAAGGTCGACCAAGAGATCGCAGCCCAACTGCTTGGCGGTGCGGCCCAGAAAAATGCCCCGGCCGGCCTGGAACCCGTGCAGGCCTCGCAGTCTGTCCCGAATGGTTCGGCCGTGGGCGACACGTGGGGGTTGCAACCCGTGGCGGTCGGTGCGCCTGCGGCGATGGATACGGCGCGGGCGCCGGATGCCAGCGCCGTGGGCTTGGCGGATTCGGCGCCAGGTGCATTCGGGGGGACCGGGCTGCGCCAGCCGGTCGCCCCAGCAATGGCGGGATCGGCTGAAAAAAAAAGTCCGCAACCCGCTGACTATCTCGGCGGCGGCGAATTCGGCCAGATCGCGGACGGATTGACGCGGGGCTACCGGAAGGCACTTGAGCTGGGCGAGCCCGGGCGCGCCATGCAACTGCTGGCCGACCGCGAAAAGTTTGTCGGCCAGCATCGGGAACAGGCTTTCAACGCCGCGCAGAGCCGCTATCAGTTGACGGGCGACCCCAATTCCTATGTGCCGTTCGTGAACCGATTCATGCCCGGCGGCATCGAGGTGACCGCCATCAACAAGCGTGCCGAGCAGGCCGGCGGCGCGCCTGTTTACGACTTCGTCGGCGTGGACACCGCTACTGGCAAGCCGGTCCAGCAGCCCATCAGCGAGTTCATGCTGCAGAACTTCGTGCGCAGCGTGAGCGACCCCAAGGCGCAGCAGGCGATGGTCGCGCAACAAGCGAAATTGCTGTGGGAAGCGGAGCAAAAGCGCCGCGACAAGTTGCTGGATAGCCAACTGCGCAGCGATGAGGAGCTGCGAAAGCCGCGTGTCCTAGGCAAGGATCAGACGCTGTATGTGCCCGATGGCAAAGGGGGCATGCGCGTAGGGGCAGAGGGAAGCGAAGCCGGCAAGCCCAAGATGGTCACGTCCAACAAGGACTTCGCGAACCACGTCATGCGGATCTTTAAGGTCGACAGCCTGGAAGGCCTGGGCGACGACCAGCGCAAGCAGGTCAGCGGAATCATCGCCACCGGCGAGAACATCAACCGCTTGAACGCCGGCACACCGGAAGGGGAAGTACTCACCGCCGGAAACCTGGCTTCCCTTGCCCAGCAGGTCCAGGCTGGGACGGCGGACATCGTGCCGATCCGCCTGGGCGACCGTCAGTTTGGGTTCGGTGTTGAGCACGAGGGCCAGGTTATCCGCCTGCCTGTTTCTGTCGTGCCCAAAGAGGTGCAGGAAAAGATTCGCGCGCGGCTTTCAGCCACACCGGCGTCCGCACCAGGGGAGCAGCCGAGCGCAGGCACCTCACAGGCCGCGCCGTCGGCGGCGACTGCGGCCGCAGGTCCTGCAGGGGCCGCTCTCGCGGCAGGCACGACGGTCGGCGCAGGCCTGGCCAGCGCGCCAGCATCAGGCGGTTCGACCTCTGGCCAGGACGCTGACCGGCCCGAAGGCGTGCAACTGGATTCCGCCCGGGCGCAGTTGCGTCAGGCGGAAGCGGTTGTGCGGCAGCTGCGGACAAAGCCGCCGGGCCTGAAGGCCGGCCCCGAGGCACGGGCCAGGCACGCTGCCCTCCTGCAACAGGCAGAGAACGACGTCGAACTGGCGCGGGCCGCGGAGCGGGCAGCCGCAGACAGTTGGGCACGGGCCACGGAAGGGTCCGAAATCACGCGCGCCGCCATGGGGCGCACCAACGGAGAAGGTGTAGATGGACAACTTTGAAAGCCCCGACGAGGGGATCGAGTTCAAAGACAACGTGGACGCGCGCCATCAGGGCATCCGCGAGGACCTGAAGGTCCGATTCTCGGACGCCAAGGCGCCCGCCGGCGCCGCTCCGATGACCGTCCCGTTTACGTTCCGTGTTGCCGACTTCCAGAAGCCGCAGCAGGACGCCAGCGGCATCGAGTTCGTCGACTATCCCAAGACCTTCGCCGGCGGCGCAATCAAGGGCGCGGGCAGCGCCGTCCGTGGGGTCGGCAAGGTAGCCGAAGGTCTCGGCCGGGTCGGCGTGACGGCGCTAAATCAAGCCTTTGACGCTGGCCTGGACGTCCCCGCTAATCCCCTTGAAGACGCGGCAGACGCTACCCATGGGCTGGGCCAGCGCATCCTCGATTCGCGCACTCCCGAGGCCAAGCAGCGCGAGGCCGATTCGCAACCCGGCGGCGATCTGGACAAGCCCGACACCTGGACCTTCGGGCGCAATCCATCGGCGTCGGGCCTGGCCCTGCAGGGCCTTAACGCCCTGGGCAGCAGCGCGGTCCCTATTGCGGCTTCAGCGATCGCTGGCCCTGCCGGGATCGGCGCGCGGATGGCGGCCGGAGCGGGCGCCGGCGGCGCGATGGGCGGCGGTAACGCCATCGAACAAGCGCGCGAGACTATCGACGGGATGGACGACGAGCAACTGGCCGCGGCTTCGTCCAGCTTCCGGGACCTGTTGGCACAGGGCTACACCGCCGCACAGGCGCGGGCGCGCGTGAGGACCGAGGCCGAGGACGCGGCGTTTGCACGTACGGTCCCGGTATCCGCTGCGGGCGGCGCCGCGACGGGCAGGATTCTGTCGCCGGCTGGGCGCGTGCTCGGTGGCCGCGGTGCGGTCGCGCAGACTGTGGGGCGCGCCGGCCTGGCCGGATCCGAGGAAGCCATCCAGGAAGTCGGCGAAGGCGTGGCGACGCAGACGGGCATCAACGCGGGCGCGGGCATGAACCTCGACCCGCTGGAGGGATCGTTCGGCAACGCCGCTCTGGGGTTTGTCGCCGGCATGGGGCCAGGCGCCGTGCACGGCGCGGCCGATGGCGTGCGCAGCCGTGGGGTGCAGGTGGCGCCTTCCCTGGAGGCGGGCGACGTGATGCACGCCAGCGGCATGCCATTTGTCACGGCCAGCGCGGCGCGCCAGCGTGCGGCGGAGCTGGGTGGCGATGCCCAGGTCATGCGCCACGATAATGGCTTCATCGTGCGTCCGGGCCGAGGAAGGGAAGCGCCTGTCCACGCGGATGGGGCTGCCGAGCAGACACAGACCACGCCGATGTATGAACGAGGCGAGCAGGTCTTTTGGAACGGCGTTCCGGTGGAGTTCATACGCATGGAGCCGGAGGCAGGGGCCGACGGGCAACAATATGCCAGGGTGCGCGTGAACCTGCGGGAGTCGTACGTGCCTGCGGTCGAGCTGGCCAAGGCGCAACGGTCGGCCGCACAGGCGCAGGCGGCAACGCCTGGCCAGACCAAGGCGGGCGACTCATTCACGCGGGGACAGCAGATTTATCTGCGTCAGAATGGTCAGGAACTGCCGGTCGAGTTTCTGGGCTTGGAGCGGAACGCTGCCACTGCGCGGCCAGGCGGGGAGCCTTTGGCGCGGATCCGGACGGGCGATGGTCGTGGGTATTTCGTTCGCCTATCGGAGTTGGCCTCAGACCCGCTGCCTCCAACGCCTGCGCTGCCCAATGATGCGCCGCGTCAGCCGACGGATAGGCCGGCGCGACGTGATGTGCTGCCAGCTCCGAATGGCTATGCCGCCGGCGATGGCTTCACGGCCCGCGAGTCTTGGCGCATGCCGACCAACGCGCCGCGCGGGATCCGCAACAACAACCCGGGCAATATCCAGAAGGGTGTCGGCTTTGCCGGAGAAGTCGAGGGCAACGATTCTCGGTTTGCCACCTTCGAGTCGCCGGAGGCGGGTATTCGGGCGACCGCACGCAACCTGCTGACTTATCAACGCCAGCATGGCCTGGACACCGTGCAGGACATCGTGAATCGCTGGGCGCCTCCGTCGGAGAATGACACGAACGCCTATGTCCAGGAGGTCGCGCGAGCACTGGGCGTTGACGCTGGCGAGCGGCTGGACCTGAGCGACCCCAGCACGCTGGAACGCCTGACGACGGCCATAATCCGTCACGAAAACGGCATGCAGCCTTACACGGCCGAGCAGCTCGCCGAGGGTGTCGGCGCGGCCCTCGCCGGTGCTCCTGCGCGGGGCGCGTTGCCGGCGCCCGTGTACCAGGTGGATGCGGCCGGCGTTGCCGCGACCGCCGGCCAGCGTGGCGCCGAGCTGGAACGCCAGGCGGCCATGGGCCTGACGCCCGATGTGGCCGCCGCCGGCGAGCGGCATCCAGGCGCGGCGATCGACACAGCTGCGAACGAGGCAGCGACCTCTCCCACGAATGGCCGGCCAGAGCCGTCGGAAGCTCAGAAGGAGGCCGGCAACTACAAGGTCGGGCGCACGCGCGTGGCTGGCCTGGAGTTGTCGATCGAGAATCCGGAGGGGTCAGAGCGTCGCGGCACCGCGCCGGACGGTACCGCATGGGTGAACCGGATGGCGGGCCACTACGGCTACATCCGCCGCACGGAAGGCGCAGACGGTGACCAGGTCGACGTATTCGTGCGGCCGGGCACGTCGCCCAACTTCAGCGGCCCGGTGTTCGTGATCGACCAGGTGGACCCTGGGCACCGCGGGTTCGATGAATCCAAGGTGATGTTGGGCTACGACAGCCGGGAGGACGCTGAACGCGCATATCGCGACAGCTATACGCCGGACTGGCGGGGTATGGGCAGGGTCACGCAGATGGACATGCCCACGTTCAAGCGCTGGCTGGCCGATAGCGACACCACGCGGCCCGCGGCAGAATCCGGGCTTGGCACGCTGGTGTATGAGCCCGATATCACCGCCAAAAATGGCCGGCCGTTTCTCACGCGAGGCGCTGCACAGCGCGCCGCCACCGCGCATGGAAACGCGGAGCCGGTGCCAGTCGAGGGGGGATTCGTCGCCCGGCCGCGCACCGGGCAAGCGCCCGCCGCAGAGCCCGGGTCCACCGCCGCGGATTTCGGGCGTGATGCCCGGCGCGGCTTTCTCCAGATGGTGCGGCAAGCAGGCGGTATCCGGCCGGAGCTGGCAGCCGATATCTACGGCGATCGCGCGCACCTGGCCAATCGCCGTGCGCCCGGGTTGTTCCGCAGGGGCGGCATGGATGCCGACATGCTGGTGGAGGCCATGCAGCAGGCGGGATATCTGCCGATGGACGGCGACACCGTCGATCTGTCGGGCACCGCTATGGACCGCGTACGCGAAGCCCTGGAAGGTGAGGCGGTCTACACGCTGGAGCAAATGGACGAAGCGGCTCGCCGCGCCTATGCTGAGCGCGAAGCCGAGCGGTTTGACAAGGTCGACAAGGAAAAGCTGGCCAATGATCTCTTCGGGGTCATTGGTAAGATGCCTGCAGACACGACGATGGACGATTTGGCTGCGCAGTTTGATGCCGCGGCCTATCTCCACGAACAAGGAATCACGAATGCAAAAGCCCGAGAAGCCCTCATCGAACGCGCGGCAATTCAAACCGAAGAGTCCCCCGCCGCCTTTGCCGACGCACTTAAGTCCGCAGCAGCAGCGTATGGTGGACGGCGTGACGTCGATCCTAGACGCAGTGGACAGAGCGCAGTCGCCGGAAACTCTGGAGATGGCTCAGGAAGTGATCCGCAAGGCAGCGCGCAAGAGCTGACTCTTGAGCAGCCGACGCCCCAGGGTCTGCGCAATGCGGCCCAGGAGCAGGCCGAGGTCGACCGAAAGACCGCTGCGCGTGAGCGCGAGGCGGAGCAGCGCGCTGTCGCAGATTCCTCTCGAGACGACTTCGTCCTGACAGGTAGCGACCGCGCCCCAGACCAGGCCGCGGCGAGAGGCCAGCAGGAACTGGCCTCGGTCAACGCGCCCACCCAGGAAGCAGCCCCAAAGACGTCCGCGGAGCGGCCGTCGTCCAATGCCGACGGCAAGATCGAAGATTTCGGCGAAACGCTGCGGGGTGCCCGCAAGCATTACGCGCAGCAATACGCCGAACGCATGCGCCTGGCCGAAACGCTGCCAATCGCCAACCATACCCTCGCCGAATCCTGGCCCGAACCCAACTATGCCAAGCTGCTCGAGGATGGCGCCGATCCATTCCTGGTGGCATTGGCGCGTGCGGCCCGCGATGAAGTGCCGGCCAAGCCGCGCAGCAGCTGGAAGCTGCGTGGATGGACGGATCAAGTCCAACGGCTGCGCGAGTTTTCCGGCACGCTCCTAAGCGGAAAGGTCTCGAGCGGCGACATTCGCGCCGGGCTGGAGAAGCCCCCCGAACTTCGCAAGGTATACGGACGTGCGCGGCTCTATGAAGCCTTGGGGCACGGACAGTCCCTGCGGGGCGTCACGCTGGAATCTGGCCAGTACAGCGTGTTCGCGGGCGTGCGCCACGACCCGCCGCGGACGATCTGGAGTGTGCAACGCGGTGCGTCTTCAAGCCTGGGTAACTGGCCGCGTATGCTGGGCCACGGCGATACTGCTGAGGCGGCGATCGCTGAGTTCCAGCGCTTTGCCGCGCAGCAGGATGAGCGAGCGGCGCCCGAGCGCGAGGTGCGATTCGATATTTACTCGCGTCCGCGTATGCCCGGGTTCTACATCGGCAAGAAGGTCGGGCGTGTGCATGTCGACCTGGAGCACTTCACTGATATCAAGGCAGCGCGGGCGTATTTGGCAGAGAACAAGGACCGCCTGGCCGAAAAGCTGGAGAAGCTTAAGGAGGTGCCGGCTCATCGCCGCGGTTCGAATTCGCCGCGCGTGGGCGTGGACCATCGTGACGGCGCCGACGTCTCGCCGGAGCGGTTCACAGAGGCATTTGGGTTCCGCGGCGTGCAGTTCGGCAATTACGTCGAAGGGGGTCGCCGCCAAGCCGACCTGAACGAGGCATACGACGCACTCATGGATATGGCCGGCGTGCTTGGCCTGCCGGCACGTGCGTTGTCCCTGAACGGGGAATTGGGGCTGGCGTTCGGCGCACGCGGCCGGGGCGGCGTGGATGCAGCTGTGGCCCACTACGAGCCGGGCCAGGTGGTGATCAACCTGACGAAGGGTCGCGGCGCTGGCTCGCTGGGCCATGAATGGTGGCACGGGCTGGACAATTATTTCTCGCGTCGGGGCGGAGCGCTGGCGGGCTACGCCTCGGAGACTGGCAACCGAACCGACGGAATCCGGCCGGCCATGGCTGAGGCCTTCGGTAATCTGAAGCAGACTATTGGTCTGATTGGCATGCGGGAGCGGTCCAGCAAACTGGACGAGCGCCGGGCAAAGGATTATTGGTCCACGGGCCGCGAGCTGTCGGCGCGGGCGTTTGAAAGCTACCTGATCGCCAAGCTGGTCGACCAGGGCGCAGCCAACGACTATCTGGCGAACGTGGTCAATGAAAAGGCATTCGGCGACGAGGCCAGCTATCCCTATCCGACTGCCGCCGAAATCGCGCCGGTGCGCGCTGCGTTCGATCGCTTTTTCCAAACCGTGGAGCAGGTGCCCGGCGAGGATGGGCGGATTGGCCTGGAGAGTCGCGGCGAAGGTGGGCCCGGCCTGGAGGTGGCGGAAGCGCGCCGCCAGGCGGCCGAGTTCATGGGCAATCTGCCCGGCGCAGCCAACCTTCGTGTGTCGGTCGTGGAAAGCGTGGACCAGATCCCGGAAGGGGCCAAGCCGTCTACTCTCGCCGAGGGCGCCTATTACCCCGCCAATGACGGCGGACGCATCTACCTGGTGGCCGAGAACCTACCGACGGCTGAGCGTCTGCACCAGGTCCTGACGCACGAGGTGGTGGGACATTTCGGCGTGGAGGCGCTGCTGGGTGATCGCTTCGGCGAGGTTCTGGCGGACGTGCGCCGCCTGGCGCGGGCGCCTGACGGCGCGCACATCCCGCGCAACGCTGGGCCGGATCATCCTCATTACGCCACGTTCGAAGCGGTGACGCTGCGCTATCCCGACTATTCCGCCGAGAACCGGGCCCGCGAAGTCCTGGCCCGTATGGCGGAGCAGGGCAGCCGCCCCATCTTCCTGGAACGGCTCTACGGCAAGATCCGGGCTGCGCTGCGACGGCTCGGTCTGAATCTCAAGCTGACCAACATCGACATCAAGCAGATGGTGATCGATGCGGGCCGGTTCTTGAAGCGCGCGCCCGCAGCGCGCGCGAGCGCCGGCATGCAAGAGGCAGCTGCCTCGCTGGCAGCAGAGTCCCGCCGCGGCGCCGACCCTGTCTCACTTCCGTCCGTGGTCATCGGGCAACGGCTGGGAACGGCCGGCAAGCATCCGGACCATCCTGCGGCCAAGGCCGGCGACACTGCGGCCGCCGTGCGTCTGGTGCAGGACGTGCTGTCTGACGACGCCGTCGCGCAGGTCCGGGAAGCGATCGGGGGTGAACAGCCCTCAGTCGTGCCGGTCTTGGCAATTGAAGCCGCTGGCCACAACAAGATTCCCGTCGTCACGGCTACCGCCTTGGCCGAGCGGCTTGGCCTGCCTCTGGAGGTGGGCATCTATCAGTCCGTCAAGGCGAAGCGCACTGCGCTCGATGGCCTGGGGCGGATCTTCCAACAGCCCGAGTTCGACGGGGCGGTGCAGCCCGGCAAGCCGTATTTCCTGGTCGATGACACCCTGACGCAAGGCGGCACCCTCGCCGCGCTGGCGTCGCACATCGAACAGAATGGGGGCCGGGTGGTTGGGTCCTTCGCGTTGACGGGCAAACTCTACAGTGCTACCTTGCGGCTGTCCCCCGAAACCCTGTCAGAACTGCGAGCCCGCTATGGCGATGTCGAACAAGCTTTCCGCGAAGCCACTGGCCGCGGCTTCGACGCGCTCACAGAATCTGAAGGTCGCTACCTCGCCAAGCATGACGCGCCTGACGCCGTCCGAGGTCGAATTGCTGCTGAAAGACATGCGCGAATCGGCGGAGCTGGCAGGAGAGCTGCTGAAGAAGCCGCGAACCCATTAAGCCGCGACCCCAACGAAGAAGCCCCGCCCAGTGCGGGGCTTTCTACTTCTGGGCCGATGGAGTCGCGCGCCGCATCCGGCACGGCGGCCGTGCCGCCGATGGCACCGCGCGCCCCACGCGAGCCCAAGCGCGGCGCTAAGGTCGCGCGAACCGGCGAATCGCTTTCAGACATCGAGCGCCGCCAGCGCAACAAGTTCCTGGGCAAGATCGGCGCATGGGCTGAGCAAGACCCAATCAAGGAGCGCTTGGTCAAAGTGTCCGACCGGTGGCAGGCCAAGCTGGTGCAGGGCATCTTCGACCAGTTCGCGCCGCTCAAGGGCATCAGCGCAACCGCCTACATGCAGGCGCGCCTGTCCAAGGGTGCAGACGGCGCAGCGGAGTATTTGGTACGCCATGGTGCCGTCAAGTTGCAGGACGGCGCGCTGGACACCGCCGGCGGGAAGGGCTTGGCCGAGATCCTGGCCGGCCTGAATGGCGAGCACGATCATTTCATGGCCTGGATTGCAGCCAACCGAGCCGAGCGCCTGGCCGCGGAATGGCAGGTGCGATTCGACAATGGCGTGACCGAGCGCTTTGCCAACGAAGCCGCGGCGCGTGCAGAAGCGGCGAAGTGGCCGGGCGCCAAGGCGGAAGCTGCGTCGCGCGAACGCCTGTTCACTCCCGAGGATATCGCGGCTGGCAAACGGCTCGCCGCCGGCAAGATGGCCGATGGCCGCGACCGCGCGGCGGTTTACCGTGAGGCGCTAGCCGAGTTCAATGCCCTGCAGCGCTCTGTGCTGGACGTGGCGCAGGAGGCTGGCCTGGTCGATCCCAGCGCCCGCCAGCTGTGGGAGAGCGAGTTTTACGTCCCGTTCTACCGTGTTATGGAGGACGATGCCACCGGCACGATGGGGCCTGGCCAAATCGGCGGCCTAGTCGGCCAGCACGCCTACAAGCGGTTGAAGGGCGGCACCGACAAGCTGGGCGACTTGGTCGCCAACACGGTGTCGAACTGGTCCCACCTGCTTTCGGCCAGCATGAAGAACCTGGCCGCGCAGGGCGCCCTGCAAGAGGCGGAAAAGCTTGGCATTGCCACGCGCGCGCGCCAAGCCGAGCGCGGGAGCGTGCGGGCCATGTTCAACGGTCAGGAGCGGCACTACCTAGTGGACGATCCGCTGGTGATGAACGCGCTCACGGCCCTGCACTACGTGGGGTCCAATGACCCATTCACCAAGGCGGCCCGCAAGTTCAAGCAGGCGCTGACGGTGGGCGTGACGATCAGTCCGACGTTCCGCGTGCGCAACCTGCTGCGCGACACCATCCAGGCCATGTCGATCGACAGCAATCTGTCCGTCAACCCGCTGCGCAACTTGGCCGAAGGCTGGAAGGCGACGGGGTCCGAAAGCGACACCTGGCGCCGGCTGATGGCGGGCGGCGGCGCAGTCCGGTTCGGATCCTTCAACGACGGCAACGCCCGCAACGTGAAGCGTCTGGTGGACGAGCTGGGTGCCCACCCCGACGACGTCATCACTTCGCCCGCGGGTATGGGGCGGGCGTTGCGCAAGGCCTTTGACTGGTACCAGGAAACCGGCGATAGGGCGGAGACGATCAACCGCGCGGCGATCTACCAGCAGGCGCGAAAAGCCGGGCGCAGCCACCTGGAGGCCAGCTACGCCGCGCGGGATTTGATGGACTTCACCGCCGGCGGCACGTTCTCGGCAATCCGCCTGTTGTCCCAGGTCGTGCCGTTCTTCAACGCTCGCCTGCAGGGCATGTACAAGCTGGGGCGCGGCGCAGCCGCAGATCCTGCGCGCTTTGCCGCCGTGACGGGCGCGGTCGCGATGGCGTCGGCGCTGCTCTACCTGGGCATGAAGGACGACGACGACTACAAGCAGTTGCCGGACTGGGCGCGCAACTCGTTCTGGATCACCAAGCTGCCTGGCACCAACCAGTTCGTCTACATCCCCAAGCCGTTCGAAATTGGTGCCCTGGGCAGCGTGGTCGAACGCGGCACCGAGCTGGCGTTTGGCGGCGACGATTTCCGCCTGCGGGATTTTGGGCGCACTGTGGGCGCCATCCTGACGGAGCAGCTATCCATGAACCCCGTGCCCCAACTGGTGAAGCCCGCCATGGAAGCGGCGTTCAACTATGACTCCTTCCGCGAGCGCGACATCGACAGCGTGGGCCAGCAGCGCCTGCCAGCTGGCGATCGCTTCACGGCATCAACTTCCGCCGGCGCGGTGGCGCTGGGCCGGGCGCTGGGTGTCTCGCCACAGCGGGTCGAGCACCTGGCGCGCGGGTACTTCGGCTGGCTGGGCACCCAGGCGCTGAACGTATCGGACTATCTGGCACGGCCGCTGTCGGGCTTGCCGGAGAACCCCCGCCGCGACCTTGGCCGCGTAGACAACTGGTTCGTGGTGGGCGATTTCGTGAAGGAGGCCGACCCACGAAGCAGCAAGTACATCCAGCGCTTCTACGACGAGCAGCGGGAAGTGAACCAGGTCTATGCGGCGTATTCGCAGGCCCGCGAGCTGGGCGACCTGGAGCGCGCGCGCGAGCTGGCTGGCGATGACCAACTGCGCGTGCGCGCTCTGTTCAAGGCTGCGGATAGCCAACTGCGGGACGTGAACACCAGGATCAAAGCACTGGAGCGCGCCGACCTGCAGCCGGAGGAGAAGCGCGCTCAGCTGGATCTGTTGTACCGCGCGCGCAACCGGCTGGCCATGCTTGCGGACGAGCGCGCGCGGGCCGCGCGCCCCTGATGGAAACCGCTATTTCTGAGCAACACCGCGCCTTCGGGCGCGTTTTTTTGGAGCAACTATGTCTGGATTTGCCTTGTCGGCGCGCAGTCTACAGCGCCTTGAGGGGGTGCACCCCCAGCTTGTTGAGATCGTCAAACTGGCGATTGAAAGAACGGCGGAGGATTTCACTGTGGTGGAAGGTCTGCGGACGCCCGAACGGCAGCGCGAGCTGGTGGCCGCAGGCAAGAGCCAGACCATGAATGGTCTGCACCTTCGGCAGGCCGACGGCTACGGCCATGCCGTCGATCTGGCGCCGCTTGTCGGGGGCGTCATTCCGTGGAACGAATGGGCCAGGTTCAAAGAGTTGGCCGACGTGGTGAAGGCCTGCGCCGCGGATCTGGGCGTGCCGGTGGAGTGGGGCGGGGACTGGAAGTCGTTCAAGGACGGACCACATTTCCAACTGCCCCGCGGCTGGCAGGCAGCAGCATGATGGCCGCCGGCAAGAAGCTCGTCAGCCTGATGGCCGACTGGCGCGGGTATGCGGCCGCCGCGGCAGCTGGCGCATTGCTGGTCGGCGGCGCGGCGTGGACCGCGCAAGGCTGGCGGTATCGCGCTGAAATTGCCGACATCGAACGAGACTATGCAAAAGCAAGGGACGATCAAGCCCAGGCCACCGTCGTCGCTATTGAAGCGGCAAGAACCGAAGAAAGACGGCGCACCCAAGCCGTGGAGAAACAGCGAAATGACGCACAGAAAATGGCCGCTGCTGCGGCGGGGGATGCTGCTCGTGCTCGTGCTGAGCGCCGCGGGTTGCTCGAGCGCGTCGACGCGCTGGCTAGCTCCGCAGCAGGTCGCGATCCCGCCCTTACCGACGGAAGCCCGGCAGGGGCCGACGCCGTCGATCTGCTCGCCTACATGCTCGGCCGGGTTAGCGAGCGAGCTGGAGAGATTGCAGAAATTGCGGACCGAGCCCGCGTCGCCGGACTGACCTGTGAACGCACATATGACGACGTGAGGGCGAAGGTCCCCTGAGAATCGGCAAAGCGCCAACTACGGCTTGAGCGCCCCGATGCCAAAGTGGGGCGCGCCTCTATTGCACAGACGAAGGCGAGGAACGCTTCTTCGCTTCGGCGAGACGCTTCATTAAAGCCTCGTTCTCTTTGACTCGCTGCTCTCGCGATCTGAGCGTGTCGGCAAACGCCGAAATTTCGTCAATCCATTTGGCTACTGAGAGGACATTGGCCACGTTGACGGCAAACAAAAATCCGACAAGGCCGGCACCCAAGGGCAATACAGGGTGGTTCTCTGCATATTGGCCCAGAATCCATAAGGCGCCGCTGCAAGATGCAGACACCCCTAGAACTATCCAGAAGCGCCGCCGAATGTCCTTTCGCTTGGTCGTGTACCGTTCCATCTCCCGGCCGCTCAGCGTGCCCACGCCGGTTGTTGTATTCATGAGCCGGAAGAAGAAAAGCAAGAGTGCCGACACGATGGCAAAAATTCCGGCCAAGCCCTTAACTACGCCCGCGCCCCACGCGAAGCTCGTCCACTCGCCCGCCGCCCAGAACAGGGAGGTGACGAGGACAACTATTAGTGCGCGGGAATATTTTTTCATTTCAAGTAGACACAACTCCGTTCTGCAGAAGGCCCGTCAGCCATGTCGCCAGCTCGGAGTAGAAGTCTTCGATATCGGGGACGCCAGCAGACAGCGTCATGGTCAGGGGCTTGCTGATTTTTAAGTCAGATCCCCGCACGGTTGTCCCGTCCAAAAGCTTCAATTCCACGGAGCCTTCGTCTTGGTCACGTAACGCCAATGCAATATCGTCGATCAGCTTCGCAGTGTCCTCGGGTTGGGAACGAGCGCGAGAGGGATACTTGATCTCGAGCCACACCTCTAAGTCTCCATCAAAGACCGCAGATTCTAGGTTGAGTTTAGAAAATTTGTCGTCCGGAAGAAAGCTCTTTATGAACTCCAACACGGAAGGCTCGGGCTTGTACTTTGATACGTCCCTTTTTGATTTCTTCGGTGCCAGGGACAGAGCATTGTCCTCGTTGCCAAATTCCTTCGAGTCGACGGATCCCATGAAAGGCCGGCCCACGGACAATGCTTTCACATGAGACTTACGAATCTTGTCGACCGTCGCGCGCTTCGGCTCATCCACGAGCGCCAATCCTTGGTCCTTGCCAAGGAGCTGTGTCTGATCCCGCAATAGCCAAGCCAAGTGCTGCTCAAAGGCAGAGGAACGCAATGCCGCAGACTGGACCACTGCGACGTGGTTTTCAAACACAGCGAACAGCAGGGCCCCGGGCACGAACTGTTGCTGCTTTTCACCGTTCTTCGGCGGTTCGATAGCGGCCATGAGCAGGGAGGTCGCCTCGGGGTCGTCGTCCACCACCAACTGGTAGCTTCCGCGCTCGAACGTGACCATCGTGCCGCATTGCACCCCATCGACTTCTTTATGGCCGGCGATCAGCCGGAAGGCCGTCGCCCCTGCGTCGACGGCTTCCAAACGTTCCTTGACCTTGGTTCGGTCAGCCAGGGCGGCCGCGATCAACTGTTGCAGCGACTGTGGAGAATCAGGCTGGATCCGCGCGCGGCGGTAGTACGCCTTCTTTGTGGAAGTTGTTTTCGTCACCGCTTAATCGCCTCCGTCGTGCAAATGGTCTAGTTTGTCTGATTGTATCGGAGTCTCGCTGAATGTCAGGACGCCGTCTGCCACTGCATCCACCAGCCCTGGTAGTATCGCCGCCCGTCGATCTCTTCAAACCCACACACCATCATCCCGCGGTCCGAACAAAAGGTGAGCAGCTCTGGTTCGAGCAGGTCAGGGATCGGCCCCTTCGCTGTCGCGCCAAACTTCGCCAGGCCATCCATAGTCATGACGCGCACCTGACGGCGCATGTCCTCGCGCGTGATTGAGTACATCCGAACGGTGCCGGTGACGGCTGGCGCGGGGTCATTGTCCCGGCGCTTCTGGCCGAGATAGTGGGTGCGGACGACAGAGCAAAGCATGATCCTGCTGTGGTGTTACTGTATGGGTATACAGTATATGGCAACAGAATCGGGGTCAGGTCATCGGAGTGGCGGCCAGCTTGTCGGAAGGGAAGGGCACGAGGAAGTCGCGGCTTTGATCGGCGCTGGCCGTGAGCCAGTCGCCGTAGGCGCCCTCCGGCAGGATGACCACCATTCGCTTCTCTTTGCCCGCCTGATGGTAGTCGCGAAACAGAGGATCCTCATCCGCGTTGATTGTCAGCATGGTGTAGCTCTCTTGCCACTGTCCGGCGGCGTCTCGATAGCGATCCCATAAGCCGGCGATGCCCAGCGGCCCGCCGTCGGCCCGCGTGAAGCGGGTGGCCACCGCCTTACCTGACCGCCAGTCCGGCTCGAAGATGGCATCGGCTGGAATTATGCAGTGCTGCGCGCGGCGCCAAGCGTTGCTGAAGGTGAATGACTTGGCCGCCGTCTCGCTACGGGCGTTGAAGGTGGAAAGCTTGCCGGCCTTGTTCAGGCCGTCGGTCTTCGTCATGGCACTGATCAGGCCCCAGCGGCCCAATGGAGCCTCGCGGGCCGGTACCGCTTCATCGCCAGCGTCATGCTCCTGGGGCCTGCGCACGAAGACGCCCTGGTATCGCGGCCACATGTCGTGCTTGCCGAGCATGCCGGGCTTGGTCACGCCAAATTTCTTGAGCAGCAGGTCGGCGTCTTTCAGCGTCTGGTAGTGGCTGCACAT